TACCTGAAGTTCCTGAAGAACCATCCGTACCTGAAGTTCCTGAACTACCATCCGTACCTGAAGTTCCTGATGAACCATCTGTTCCGCTAGTACCTGAAGTTCCTGAAGAACCATCTGTTCCGCTAGTTCCTGAAGTTCCGTCTGTTCCGCTAGTTCCTGAACTACCATCCGTACCTGAAGTTCCTGAAGAACCATCTGTTCCGCTAGTACCTGAAGTTCCTGAAGTTCCATCCGTACCTGAAGTACCGCTTGAACCATCTGTTCCGCTAGTTCCTGAAGAACCATCTGTTCCGCTAGTTCCTGAAGTTCCGTCTGTTCCGCTAGTTCCGTCTGTTCCGCTAGTTCCTGAACTACCATCCGTACCTGAAGTTCCTGAAGAACCATCTGTTCCGCTAGTACCTGAAGTTCCTGAAGAACCATCTGTACCTGAAGTTCCTGAAGAACCATCCGTACCTGAAGTTCCTGAACTACCATCCGTACCTGAAGTTCCTGATGAACCATCTGTTCCGCTAGTACCTGAAGTTCCTGAAGAACCATCTGTTCCGCTAGTACCTGAAGTTCCTGATGAACCATCTGTTCCGCTAGTTCCTGATGAACCATCTGTACCTGAAGTTCCGCTTGAACCATCTGTTCCACTAGTACCTGATGAACCATCAGTTCCACTAGTACCTGAAGTACCATCTGTTCCACTAGTACCTGAAGTACCACTTGACCCAGCGGTTCCCGTTCCTCCTGTAAAATTAATTGTTATATTACCACCTCCATTATTAATAACGGAAGCACCTGAAAATGTCATACCTGTAACATTTGAGACTGTTACACCTGACGTGGCATCATAAACGGTAAGAGGATTACCTCCACCACTTGTAAACCCTGTTATATCAATACTAGAACCTCCTGCACTATTAAGTGATAGTGTTTGTGACCCACTATTATATGTTCCACCCGTAATTGGTGCGGTAAATCCTGAAATTGTTATTGTACCACCAGAACTATTGTATAAATCTAAATCAGATGTCCCTGAATAATAAGTTCCACCTGTGATTTGAACGTCAGTACCCCAAAATATTTGCCATCTTGCATCATTTTTTGTGACACCACCAACACCTTCAATAGTTGAGGCTGTCCAAGCATTAATAAATGTTGTTCCTTCAGTGGTGTCGTTATAAACCTCATAACCATTACCAGTATCTATAACTGACCCTACCGCTTCTGCCGCATCCCACATCGCAGTAAATCCTGTCATAGTATATTGATATACTGTGTCAGTTTCCTGAACATAAACTTGCATACCTAATCTTCTACGACCACTAGAAATACCGTCATTATTAAGATTTAAAATATTAAAATAATCAAATGGAACATTATAATAAAAACTTATTGGAGTTGTATTTCCTGAATATTCAACCAATCCACCATCAATTAATGTTTGAGGAGGAATTATCCAATTTAAATTGGATAAATAAAATACCTCCATGTAACCACCAATACCAAGGACGCTAAAATTAGTTCCATCGGTACTAATTCTGGTTACCGAATCGGGGGCTTGTAAAATGGTGGTCGAAATTGGATTTTTATAATTAAAGCTCATATTATTTGTTATATTTAATGGTTATCTATTTTTTTATTTTTATACTAAAGACCCTCCTTGGAAATACCAATTATTACCAAGATTATTAATGTTAAGACCTGACGCGGTTTTTGTTGTATAAACTCTATATGTTCCTGCCGGTATATTTGTTGACCCACTATAATTAACAACTAAATTATTAGTTACGGCATTAACAACTGTGTCGGTTAATGGCGGATTTGAACTACCGTTTTTAATGGTTGAATATTTTTGTCCGTTTGTCGCACCTGTTGCAACTATCCATGTATACCAAGCAATCTCACCTGAAGGAACTGTAGTGTTTGGAACTTGAATTGTTTGGAATTTGTAAGCAGTAATTGTATTACCCCATACGTCAACCCCACCAGATGTTGTTGATATTGGGGCAGTAAATATTGCAGGTTCACTAACACCCCAACCACTATAAGCGATATATGCGTTCATTTGAGCATCAAATGTTGCTTGGACAGTATTAGTCACGTTATTAATATTAAATCCTCTAAATGCACTTCCTTGAGCCGCCATATAATTATTTAAGGCCGTTCTAAGTGTTGCATCACTTCGGTCAATAAACAAGTATGCGGTTAATCCTGGAGGTGTTGTTGAAGGTGTTGGTGTCATAGTTGTCGTATTAGTTGGTGTTTGTGTTGTTGTATTAGTTGGTGTTGCCGTATTGGTTGGTGTTTGACTTTGTGTTGGAGTTGTAGTATTTGTTGGCGTAGCAGTTTGACTTGGGGTGGCAGTTTGACTTGGTGTAGCGGTTTGAGTAGCCGTTTGACTTGGAGTTGCTGTTTGACTTGGAGTTGCTGTTTGACTTGGCGTAGCGGTTTGACTCGGAGTAGCGGTTTGACTCGGAGTAGCGGTTTGAGTTGCAGTTTGACTTGGCGTAGCAGTTTGACTTGGCGTAGCAGTTTGACTTGGCGTTGCCGTTTGACTTGGACTCGCAGTTTGACTTGGACTCGCAGTTTGACTTGGTGTTGAGGTTTGACTTGGACTCGCAGTTTGACTTGGTGTTGCAGTTTGACTTGGTGTTGATGTTTGACTTGGCGTAGCAGTATTAGTCGGCGTCTCACTATTAGTTGGAGTTTGAGTTGGAGTCGCAGTTGAAGTAGTAGTCGTTGTAGGTGTCTGACTTTGAGTTTGAGTCGCAGTTTGCGTTGCAGTTTGAGTTGGAGTTTCTGTTGGAGTTTCTGTTGAAGTTTGAGTTGGTGTTTGAGTTTGAGTTGGTGTCTCTGTATTTGTTGCAGTTTGAGTTTGAGTTGGTGTCTCTGTATTAGTTTGAGTTGGGGTTTGAGTTGGGGTCTCCGTTTGACTTGGCGTAGCAGTTTGAGTTGGAGTTTCTGTTGGAGTTTCTGTTGTAGTAGGTGTTTGAGTTTCAGTCATAGTAGGTGTTGCACCTATAGTAACTGAAGGAGTTGGTGTCATTGTTTCGGTTGGTGTTGGAGTTTCCGTTGAAGTTTGAGTTGGAGTTTCTGTTGAAGTTTGAGTTGGTGTTTGAGTTTGAGTCGGAGTTTCTGTATTTGTCGCAGTTTGAGTTTGTGTAGGTGTTTCTGTATTAGTTGGCGTAGCGGTTTGACTTGGCGTAGCGGTTTGAGTTGGTGTTTGAGTTTGAGTCTCCGTTTGACTTGGCGTAGCAGTTTGAGTTGGAGTTTCTGTTGGAGTTGGTGTCTCTGTATTAGTTGGAGTTGCGGTATTAGTTGGCGTAGCAGTATTAGTCGGAGTTTCAGTCGGTGTTGGTGTCTCTGTATTAGTTGGAGTTGCGGTATTAGTTGGAGTTGCGGTATTAGTTGGCGTAGCCGTATTAGTTGGCGTAGCCGTATTAGTCGGAGTTTGAGTTTGAGTTTGAGTTGGCGTAGGTGTTTGAGTTTCAGTCGATGTAGGTGTTGCACCTATAGTAACTGAAGGAGTTGGTGTCATTGTTTCGGTTGGTGTTGAAGTTGGTGTTGAAGTTGGTGTTGAAGTAGAAGACGGAGGAGTAGTTGGTGTATTTGTTGGAGTAATTGTTGGTGTTGATGTAGCACAATCTAATGGGAGAATAACACCCATAAGCATGTTATTTCTTGTCACCGCAGAATAAATTAATGTAGTGTCTACATATACATTAAATGGTCCTAAAGCATTTGAATTTGACGCTAATTTTACAATATATGAGGTACAACCTGCTACTGTTAATTGTTGTTCAATTTCAGCTGCACATCCAGGGGCGTTATTTGTTACAATTATTGTGTATATGGACATCCGTAGTTTTTATTAAATAAATACCTTAACTATTCTATTTCAGTAAAAACTATTAGAAAAAATTAAAATGAAATAATAATGTTGGTATTATTCAATAACCATATTAACAACACATGATGCTAATTCAATAGTAATTAAGAAAGTACATCCGAATGTACAATCCAAAACTTTAAAAACTTCACAATTATTATTATCAGTTAATGTCAAAACAATTTGAGGCGCTGATTGGAAAATTGATGGTATTGTAGTATTGTATTCAACAACAGGAGGAACCGCACCACTAATAGTACCTAACAAAGTTTGATAATTAAGATAAATGTCTGATATAAAGACACTAATTGGGTAGGCAGTACTACCAGATATTTCGGTTATTCTTACTTGGGTCATGATAAACACATTATATCGTAAACAATTATCAAATCAATAATAATTTCTTGACCCTCTAAAGATGTATTATCTCTACTAGTTTCAATAGTTATTTGATTATCAAGAGCATCAATACTAACATTACCAACTCCAGGAACACTTAATAATAATTGTCTAAGGGCATCGTAATATAAATTATCAGTAGGTACCTGAACTAATGTTGTTCCTGTAAAGAAAGTTTGACTTGTTGTTAATCCTGCAGGATTAACTGAAACTTTCACAGTAAATGTTGCATTAACTAAATCACAATTTGTATTTCCTGATGTTAAGTCAAAATAACCCTCATTCAACATTTGTAATAATCCAAACTTAGTAGGTGATGAAACTCTAAATATTTCTTCGCCCATAACATAAGTTTGATATGAAACATAATTTTGATTACATGTGATTGTTGCAGTTCTTTTTAAAGAACATCCGTTATTATCTACTACGGTTAAACTATATGTTCCTCCTGTCAACCCTGAAACTTGAATTTGTTGAGGTTCGTTAGGAATATTATCAGACCAATTAAAGTTAAATGGTGGTTCACCTGATGTAATAAAGGCTGTTATTTGCCCACTATTTCCACTACCACAAGAAGTACTATACAATGAAAAATCTAATTTTTGACTAAATGGTATCAACACATTTTTTGTTTGAACACATCCATCAGCGTCGGTAACCGTTACAACATGACTTCCGGCAGTTAAATTATTAAATGTTACTGCGCTTAAGTTAGTATCAATAATGTTATACAATCCATCAATAGAATAGTCTAATGGTAATGTGCTTCCTGTTGTTGTGTATATTTTTATTTTTCCATTATTTTGATTACATGATGTTGAGGTAACTTCCGTAGAAATTGTATATTTGTTTTGAGCAACAATTGTAATTTCTTGTATATTAGAACACCCTGTTGAATCTGCAACAGCTACAGTATACGTTCCCGAAGATAGCCCGTCAAAAACATATGTTGTTTGAGAATTACTAACATTTAATGTGTTACCGTTAGGAGAAATTAAAGTATATGTATAAGGTAAACTTCCTCCAACAACAGAAATTTGAATTTGACCATTAACACTTGAACATGTTGAATTTTGACTAGTTACAGAGACAGAGGTTATTCCTCCAGGTGTTGCCAATGTTGTACCCACAGATGATTGACAATATGCCGCGTCTGTAACTTGAAATTGATAGTTACCTGCAGTTAAACCTGAAATAGTATAACTTTGAGAATAGGAAACCTCAACATTTCCTGTTGAAGCCGAGTAATAATATGGCGCAGTACCTCCTGTTAAAGTTACGGTAATAACTCCATTACTTTGGAGACAACTTGGTGCTGTAGATGTTACTAAAGCAAATCCAACTGGGTCAACATTTTCAAGGTATGCCGATTTTGTAATATCACACCCTAATGAATCCGTAACCTGAACAGAGTAATTACCCATAGTTAATCCAGTAATAGTACTTCCTGTTTGTCCATCACTCCAAAGATATTGATATGGTGATATTCCTGTTTGACCCGTCACTATTATTTTACCAATTGGTGAACCTCCACAACTTGAATTTGGGACTACATATAAACCATAGTCAAACTCATTTGAATTATTTACAATAAAACTTTGGCTCAACCCAGTGCAACCTCCTAAATCAAGAGCTTCTATGGAATAAGTACTGGCACTTAAATTACTAAAGGTAAAGCTATCAGTATTTGTAGAACCCGAATTAAGAAAATTATTGTTTGAATCAAATAAATAAAAAATTGTTGATGAGTATATTGATGTTGACCCAACCGTAACAAAACCATTAGGTAGATTACATGTTGTATTGTTTACTGATGTTATTGAAGTACAAACCCCACTAGACACAGGAATGTTTATGTAAAATTCTGAGTTGGTAGGTAATGTACTATCATTTACCCTAGCAGCATATGTTGATGCAGATAAATTTGTAACAGTAGAGGCGTTTGTCGTAACAACATCAACTTGAGTTAATGGTGATTGCCATTGCACTGTATAAGGTTCTGTCCCACCTGTTAAAAACAGGCTTATAATCCCCGCATTTGTGTTAGAACAATCCCCTGTTACCGCAATACTATAATTGAATGATGCCATTTGATATATCTTTTTTGTTAGGTGTGCAGTTTATGCTAATGTTTATTCCTGAATTTAAAGTTAATGTTTCCCCAAAGTTTCTTTCGGTACAAGTTAAACTTGTAATTGTTAAAAAACTACCATCTAATAAATAATTAAACCCATAATCATATAGATTAGGTAAATATAAAATAAGGGCATTTCTCCAATCATCATTTGTTGGGACATCCGTTAACCCATACCCCGTATAAAACAACTCTTGTATAATAATATCACCATCTATTTGTAAATCAACATACCAATTACTTTCAACCGAATTTTGGGTACAATTACCTAATGTTAACCCACTTGATGATAACATATCATTTAATCTATTTGATAAGATACTACTAAAATTACTAACCTCAATATCACCATTCCTCCATGGATATATGAAGAAATCCACGGATTCTGTTGCACAGGTATAATCAAAAATATTTGATATGATATAACACGGTTTAACAGGTACTGGTACAAATTCACATCCTCTTTGTCTTCTATAAACAAATTTTTGTTTTTGTAATACTGAGTTTTCAAATTTAACTCCCGTATTCCAAATAGTTGTTGCAGGAACCATTTGTTCCACTAACTTCATCCAATATGGCCCTATACCGTTTACATAATCAATTAATTTTTGATAAGTGTATTTGTTATTTGGTAATCCAACGGTTTGTTCAGATTCAATATATTTCCACCATATAGATTGTAATGTTGGATATCCTCCTGTTTTACCGTCAGTAATATATTGTCTATTTCTTACATTAATCATGTTTTGCCAAAATGTTTGTGAGAACTCAAAAAATGTTTTCTTTTTTGGTTCAGGATTAACGTAAGTCCAATCCACACCTCCAGGTACAGGGTACCCTACCGTTAACCCTGATTCAGGTATAGGATAATCATATCTCCTTGATTGGTCCCAAACATCATATACAAGTCCTTGTGAAGGATTTAAAAATAAATCAACATTTTTAACATTTAATACAAGTTTTTCATTATCAACATAATAATATGCATTATAATCTGCATTTATAGAAACTCTAATTTTATTATCTTCTTCTAACCATGATTTATTATTATCAACTACTTTAGTCAATTTAAAACCTTCAGTCATATATGGGAAATCTCTAAACCTATTTAAATATGGTTGTCCATAACTAAATGGTGTTAATTTAGTTTGAAAATCATAGTTTTGACCCGTATAAACATTTCCTGTAATTACCACCTCATCAGGACTTCTATGTTGAGGTGTTGATTCGTACCAACCAGAACCTAATTGGAAAAAATAATTGTCAGTATTTAAAGGTGCTGACGGATAACCTAAATCATCAATAGGATAATCACTTAATTTAACATTAACATCTTGGTAACTTTTATTTGAGGTATAACCACTATAGAAATCACCTTTAATTTTATAAGTTTGTCCCGGCAAATACGAAGGAGTATCTTGAACATATGTTCCTCCTGAGATTTTCATCCATTGAGTATAGAATTGGTCTAAATTAATTCTTTGGTCGGCAAGATAAATATGTTCGTTAAATTCAACCAATGAATCAGGAGCCCCAATTAGTCTCATCATAAATTCAATAGACCTTCTTGTTCCTTTTGATTTAAAAAGGTAAGCCGCGTTTAGAATTAAATTTCTATAGAATGCATAGTTTAATTCTGTTGGAGTAAGAGCTCTTGCATATCCAGGATATGTTGGGGTACTTGTATTACCAAATACCGAACTTAAGAAGTCTTCATTTGTTATTGGCGAAAAGTTTGAAGACCAACCTAAAGTTCTCGCAAGATTTACCAACAATTCTGATGGTATATCATTTGAAGGATTATAATTAACCGAATTCATATAAGCCAAAGCATCAATAAATTGTTTTACTTGGTCAAAACTTCTACCATAGATTTGAAATATTTTTTCAACTTTTTGTCCTCGTGTGTCAAACTCTTTTAACGAGTCCGTAACTAAAAATCTTGATAATAAATTAGTTTTAAATGAATCTAAATTTTGCGCAATAATTTCTAACTGAGACAAGTAATCATCAAACAAATATGACCTAATGTCTAAGTTCCAATTTCCATCTTTTGGCCAAGTTACTTGTTGATAGTCAGTATAAAATTGTCCATCTTCATTTTGTTGTGGTACTTGGAAAGTCGCCGTATATTCAGGTCTTACTAAACGATTTAATAAAAATTTCTCAACCTCATCAAAGTTTTCCGCAAATACTTTATCCGTAATAAAATCATTTAATCTTATCTGATATTGTTCATTAATTGTTGTTGCTGTATCTCCAAAAGGCGCCCCTGAAACATAAAACTCTATGTAACCCGTATTTAAATTTTCCGAAGGATTAAATGACATTACATTGTATATGTTATCATTAATACTAATACAATAATCCAAATAACTATTATACAAATTTCTATATGGTGACACAATTATCTCTCTAAGTGACAAGTTAGTTGCAGCACTAATTGAATAATCAATATCAAAAGGATTATTAATCCTATCAACATTAACTTTAAAATATGTTTCATCAGTTGTTAAATCATAAGATATGTCATATGCTGTTGGCCCTGTAGTAAAATCTAAATTGGTGTATAATACATCTAATCCCGCAGGGAAATTATGGATTATATGTGTAACCGAAACTTGGAATCTTTTACTTAAAGACCCATACATTGAAAAGTTTAAAACTTGGGATACATCATAGTTTGGATAAACTCTAAATTGAGTCGCCATTATTCTACGGCTTTCCGTTAAATCTCCAATATCTAAATCATCTAAATTAATTGGTTCCGAAAAAGCTCCAACCGTAAAAGTTCTATTAACTTTTTCAACAATAGAAGTTGTGAACTCAAAATTACCTTGCGTAAGACCTCCACCCTCAACAGTTTGTAATCCTACAATGTTGTCTGAGAAAGTCCCCGCACCACTACCAGGTCTTGGGGGATAAAAATATTTTGTGCTCTTTTGTGTTATTGCCATTAGCTACTTATATTTGTGAAATTTTTACTGAAATCAATATTATCGTTTCTATTCTGTCTAACTTCATATAACAATGCATTAAATTGGTCTCTAATTTCATATAAGTTGTATTGTCTGTATATGTTATTTTGAGAATCGTAAATTGTGTAGATACCGTCATCAATAGATTTGGTTTGATTACCGTAAAGAGCAATTGCCAATGAATCAATGTCATATTCCGCCATTTGTATTTCCAAAGTAACAGGATTGAAAAAAGTATTACTAATTATAATGTCTTGGTCAGGCTGTCCAATAAATGGTGTTGCGTTTGGTTTGTTTGTTGGTGATGACGAAGGTGATAATGTTAAAAACAAAAGATTTGAACTACCGTCAACATATCTATATCTAACCGATTTTTGTGAAGTGTTAACCTCATTTGTTACAACAGGTTGACAATAAAAACTTGAGGTCACTACTCTAAAGAAATTAGGTATTTTTGAACCGTCGGGATTTAAATATTCAATTCTAAATCCAATAAGTCCTTGTGGAACAAATTTATTTTGATATTGAGTAGGAACATTTGTAATGTCAATTACAAGACCCTTAACATTTGGTAACGCACTTAAAACACCACAATCAGTAATTGTTGTTCTTATTTGTACAGGTCTTAAATATAAGGTATAAATCCCTATTGCGTTAAATTGACTTGCAGGTAGAGTTAAATTGTATAATCCGCCTAAAACCTCAACTCCTGCATTTCCACCTGTTTCAGTATTCGCAAAGTAAGGTCTAAGTATTGTCTGTGCATCTAACTTTGTAAGCAAGAATTGGTCTGTTACATCCCTTGTTGGTGTGTAATTCATTATAATTTCAACATCTGCTGGTGAGACATCGGATGGTCTTATCGTACCGTATGAACCTATTGCCATATTCTTTTATTTTATAAATAGTTTAGTTCCTTTTTTCAATTAGGTTGTTTGTTTTTTATTCTCAACATTAAAGAATCCGTATCCATAATTTATCATATCTCCCAAATTATCAACTTCTCCCAATCTTTGAACTCTTTCATATGCACTGTTTTTACCTCTTTCAACAAAAACATCCGTTTGTATTTGAGCTTGGTCAACAACTTTTAATAATACCTCATCTTTTGTTATTGGTTCGGCGGTAAGATTGTTTGTTGTCAATCCTGAAGATTGTTGGAAATATATTGTAGTACCGTCCTCATAGTCATAATAGTTGATACCTGTAATAGTGTAAGCAGTGTAGATAACATTTATATCTGATATTGCCCCCCATATTTGACCATTAGCAATAACAGGAACTCCAACTTGAAATTTATTAGGTCCGTATTGAGCTAATTCATTTATTCTTGATTTAGTTAAACCTGATACTGTAAATGGTACTGTAACATAATTATTTGATGTTTGTGCTGATACTTCATTTACCGCATCACCTGAAAAGATATAATCATATGATACAGGAGTACCAACCCAATTACCTGATGATGGGACAAAAAAAGCTTCCCCTTGAGGGTTATAAATTGTTGGATTACTAAACGGTGTTGTTATTTTTTTAATTACTTTAGTAACACCCCATGGATTTGTTTGTTCCATAGTAATCTTATAAACTTTATTAGCCGATGGGTATGTATGTGTTATTGAGTTAGGCGTATACCCTGTAATAAGTTGTGTTGGCGAATTATCACCCCAGTTTATTCTATATGCAGATAAGTCTAAAAACTTTTGAAATTCATTTGAAGTATTGTAAACATTATAAACATATGGGTTGGTAGTTGTTGATGAAAATATAAAATTTGCAACTACATTTTTTTGTAATACCGCACCATCAAATGGACTATAATATCCCGCGTCAACGGCACTTTGTCGTAATAATATTGGTACACTTAAGTTAGTTAATAATGAGGTACCATATGAACCAGAACTAACCACTTTGGTCATGGCAGAATAAACCCCAACAGGAGTACCTTCTGTGTCATATACCACAGACAAATCTCCTTTAATGTTTTCAGGTGATACCGTTATTTTATAGTAATCTTCCATTATTGTGGTGGGTTAACATATTCGTACCATTTTATGGGAATCTCAGTCCCTAATCTTTGACCAACAGAATTAAATACTTGATAGGTTTGTGTTAAATAATCTAACTTTACCGTGTAATAAAAATAAGTAGCACCATCAAAAGTGTATGGATTAGTTCCCATATCCCACTGAGGTCCTTCTGTATCGTCTGATGGATTTGTTCCTTTACCTGTCATCATTTTAGTAAACTGACCTGTTTTGGCGTTAAAAAACTTAGCTGCCATATAGAAAGTATCTATATTTAAAAAGTTTCTTTTCTTTAACCAATAAATAAAAAACCCTTCTTTATCACCAACATAGTCTAAAATAAATTTTGGTTTTTTAACACTAACTAATGTTCGTTGCATCAGAGTATCCATTGTAAGACCTTGTTGTGTAGGTATGATTATTGTTAAATAATTTGTTTGTGACTTATCATCAGGGCTGTCATAAAAATCTAATTTAAAAAATGAATTTGAAAAATTGTTTTCATAATAATAAAGTTCTTGAGGGGTAAATCCCTCTCCTAAATAATTTATCTTCCAATTATTAATATCCGATAAAGAACCACCAGAATAAAAATAAAATTCATAATTAATTTCAGTATTATTTGTGGTAGCAGTTGCAGGTAAATGAGCAAATCTTGAAACTTCAAAATCTCTACCAACACCAATTACTTCCGTAATTACAGTTTTTTCATATTCCTCAATAGCCATATCTAACCCAAGATAATCCCAAGTAAGAGATATCGGTATATCAATTTGCTTATCTTGAAATCCGTCTTGTCGTATTACAAATTTATTCACACTCATCTATTAATGGTTTGAATGAGAAGTCATATCCGTCTAAATTCTCATTATAGTTTATTCCTTCAGGAATTAATCTAAAAACAATTTCTGAAAATGGGTAATGTGCCGTATTAATATACGGGTAATCCACTCCTCTATTTAAATTATCTCTAAATCCATAAGTATACAAATCTCTCCATCTAAACTGTCGGTCGCTAGTTGAATAGAAAGACCATTCAGGGACTTGGTCAACAAACTCCACATCTCCTGTTTCCACATAATCTGAAAATACCCTAATAGTCATTTTATTATGTGGTTGATAGTAATACCCTGGTGAATTTGTTGTTGCAACCGTTGTTGTTTGAAAAACAGTTTGGTTAAACTTTAACTTGTGATAGTATGGTGAAACTACTCTTTCAATCTGTTCATAATCATTCCATTCACAAAAATCACCATCCATAATATCATCCTTTTTCAAATCAAGATTATAATAAAATGTTTTTGTTTCACCGCTAGTTAATGTATATGAAGAAACAGGAATAGAAGTATTAGACCTTTGTTCAGTTAGATTCCACCAAGGATTTGTTGTTTTTGATAAATTAAACTCCCACCCTTGTTTTAACCCAAAACCATTACTTGGTTGATTAAAGTAACCTGAATATCCTTTATTAACAATCGTTAAATTAATTTCGCTAATAGGTCTTTTTTGATTATCTTTTAAATTCGCAAAATCTAAATCGTATGCCGAAGTCATATTATAAGCATTACTACTAGTTTTTTGAGATATTCTTGTAAGATTGTTTGGTGTTATAGAACTATATTCTAATTTTTTTTGTTCCGCAAATACATTTTTTTCAAATCCAGCTTTGGTTATTTCCAAATCTGTTAAATTTGTAAGAACTTTTTGTTCTCTAATATAATATTTTGATTTAGTTTCCGTTAAATTATCAGGATTAATAACCCTTTTAAATGTGCCTGTAGTTCCATTACTAAATGTTGTTCCTGTATAACCTATGTTTAACAGATTAAATATGTGAACATCACTATCCAATAATCCATTACCTAAAGAATATACTTGGAATAAATTTGAGTTTCTATAAACAAGTGATAACTCCACGTATTCACCAATAGTTAATCCATGTGGTGCAATACAAGTAAATGACACTAACCCATTACCATTTTGTGATGTATTTGTAATTGAAAAAGGTATTCCATCTCCCGCAATCCAATTAATAGAGTTTATATTATTTCTATAATATGTTAACTGTTTAGTGTAGTTATTATTATAAGGATATGTTAAATAGTAAGTCCAATTATATGTGTAGGCACTTTTAGCTTTATAATTAAAATGTTGGTCACCAACATCTGGTCTATAAAAATCAAATTCATAATATTGTGGGAAACCTTGCCATTTTGTACTTTGTTTTGATGAAACAGGTGCGGTATAATAAAGGTTATATTGAAATGGTAGATATCCCGTAGTTCCCGTATAAGTATTTTCATACAGGAATGTCGCCTTAAAAGTTGGTCTAAATACCGTACATCCCTGTCTCTCATCATCATAAACTTGAGCAAGACTTATGGTTGAACTTCTATCATATTCAGTAATCTGTTGATTCTGACTATCTAATGATATTGCAATTTGTTCATCAACCGAAGGTGCTCCTTTATATCTTAAATTACTCGGAACTATTAAATAATTACTCATCTACGGAATATTTTGTTTTAAATCTATCTAATGCCGAAGCTCCTTTAACAGGACCAAAATAAAATTGGAACGGTGCCCCAACTAAAAATTCACTTGATTCTTGACCTGTATTTATGTATTTACCACCTGTTGTTGGGTAATTAGTCCTGTCTCCATCAACACTAAATATGTAAGCCCTTGCGGTTAAATCATTAGCAACAGATGTCCCATTTAAAAAATATTTAGTATTTGTTGCTGCTCTATCTAAAGATTGGTAATAATTTTGAATAACATCACTAGTACTTGTCTTCCAATTATTTTTTTGATTACCAAATATTCTACTTCCATCCGCTAACCCCCATTGATAAAATGGTACCAATTGAGATTTAATCCCATAAGGATATGGATAATACCCTAAATTATCTGAACTTCTAAAATCAATTATACCCGGTGTTAAATAATCTTTTGTTTGTAAATCTTGAGTTGTTGATGAAAACCAAACAGCCATTGCGGGGTCACCAGCACTTCCTAAAACATTAGTAGGTGGGTTTGTATCTCCCGGTAGTATTTCATAAAATTGAGGCGAAAAATTAACATTTCCAATCTCAGAATTTATTGAGGTTAATTGTGCAAAATCTCCATCAACTCTTAATTGGTCTCTTGAAAATAATTTATCTATTCCAGCATCTCCGGCAGCAATAAGTTTATCCAAAAAATCTGAGTCGGTTATTCTAGAAATTACAAATAAATTAACTAAATCTGAAGTATCCGCGTAACTTGTAGAGTCTATATTTGGTATTATGTAAGCTTTAGTAGTTGCATCAAAAGTAATTTCAGAATAAAAATAATCTTTCATACCTAAATTAACAATTGTTGTTGGATTTAATAAATTAACCCCATTTAAACCTGCAGGATTATTGGTTCTCTTACCAACAAATTTATTAAAATTATCATTCCATGGACTACTTCTGTAATAAAAATTTTGACTATCCATATTATAATAAGCAATTCCTTGACAAAATCTTGGATATTCTGCTTTGTTTTGATTATTATAGTATGTAGTAACTTGTATTGGATAGGCATATAACGCTCCATTAATCCAATTATTCATAAATGATTGCGATAACACTCCTCTACAGAGTGCGTAGAAAAATCTAAATCTATAACCCCATTCAGGAAAAGTTTGTCCAATGTCTTTAGTTAAATCTGTTAATGGTCTTCTTAAAAACATATAACACCCACCTTCAACAGCATCCGCTGTTGGACAATCTTGATTAATTCCAAATTGAGTTCCAAATCCTGTATAACACCCTAACCCAACCATATTTTCACAATCAAAACTTTCTAACACACCAGTTGTTAATTGTCCGTATCCATCTAAATCTGCTGTCACTGTTTGAGCACCAACACTAAAAGATACTGAACTAATATCATCCCCTGCGGTATTAATTTCATAAATCGCAAAATTAAGATTTTGTTGTAATAATGAAGGATTATTATCCCAACTACCACCATCTAATTGGTCTGAACTTGGTAACCTATCTGTTCTAATAACATTTAATTGGGAAGCATTAATTGTCATTGGTATAAAAATAGGATTTGTCGTATTAAAACTTGATGTAAAAATTCGAGTATAATAATAAGAGCTAAAATCAAACCTAGGACTACCAACATAAGGAATATTATTCCATAATGGTGGGGTAAATTGTGACATTATTCCCATACCAGAAACATCTTCACTATTATCATAACTTGTAGAGCTAGATGAACTGTCATACATTCGATTAGTAGTTAAGGAAATCATTTCATTGGGAACTGTTGATGGTGTAGGACAAGAAGTAAATGACTCAATATATCCATTAGGTTTAACTTTAATATTATAATAAGCTCCATTCCAATTTATCTTCCAATACAAATTATTACCAGGTAAAGGATTACTATAATATCCTGAACCATATTCAGTATAATCTTGAAATAGTCGTAATCCAACAACAGGAGATGTGTACGCTACAGGAACAAATAAACTATCCGCAACCACTGCAGTCGATATATTACAAGTTGACAATGGATTAGATGTAGAACCATAGTAAGATAATCTTCTAGCTCCCCCCGTAGTTCCAGGATTATTAGGGACCAAAGAAGGTTTTGCCCCTGGTGCTTGACCATTGGAATCTAACGAACCGTAATACGCAGTATTCGTTGTATTATACCCTGTAAAAGATTGTCCAGGTATTGGTTGAGTTGTTGTACCAGGTTTAAAAAAGTAAGACTGATAAAATATTTCATTTTGAGAATATCCTTGAACAGAGATAGTCGGATTACTTAATTTTTGTATAGGAATATTAAGTCTTGTTTCCGCAGTAAATGTCCAATTTGGGTCAAATTCATTGGTTCCAAATATATTACCCAAACTATACTCATTTCGATACACAGGAGAATATGGGTCAACACCTCTTTGTAACACCAACACATATTGTGTTTGGAATGCTTCATAATAATCTGTTGCAACAAAAGACAATCCAGGATTTCTGTATGGTATAAATCTAAATCCCACACCACCAAGATATTCTGAAATCCAATCGGTCGCTTCTGTTGGTTCCAATAAAATATTACCAAATGATTGTGTTGTACCTGTATTCCATAATTTTGCGGCATCAGCAACGGTAATTGCCGTTACAACCTGAAAATATTCTACGTCAGCAGGAAATTTATAATTAGTTTCACCAGACCCATAAGGTAGATTATATGTAACTGGCACAGAATTAGTAACTTGATTTATTGCATATGAAACATTAACTGTAGTCGCACCAGTGCCATTATAAGTTTCACCGCTAATACCTGTTATAGTCCCAGTTGGAGTTGATGCTGAATAAGTATAGTTCATATCCGTAGTACCTGTAATATTAATAAAACTTAATAACGTACCAGCAGGTATAGGTTCTTGGGATAAAACTGTTAATGTATTATCATAATGGTATTTACCAGCATTTAAATCTTTAGCCACAGTAACTTTAATTTTATTAATATCTGTAAAAAAAGAACTCCTTTGATTAAAAATATTAATTCTTTCTCCAACAGGTAAATCATATGATTGTACAAATCTTTGTCTATTATCACTTAAAGTTATTATTTGAGAAATAGGTAGTTTATAACTGATTGGATTGGAAAGTTCTGCAGTCGGACAGAAACCCGCAAGAGATTGTGAAAACATAATAGACCAATCAGCACCATTTTCAGTATCCCCAGAAAAATAAGTCGATTGAAGTTTGTCTTCATATAAGGTAGAATCCGATAATAAAGTTAAAGCTCCTGTACCTTGTGAATTTGTAAACGCAGTATTGTTTGGTTTTGTTTGTATATTTTGTTCACAACCACAGGCTTGGCATTCAGGATAAGTAATCATCGGTAATCTAACTGTAAAATCTTTTTTAGGACAATATTTATTCAACCATCTAAATGGTTTCCAATTAATTGGCCTACCTATTCCTTGTTTAGAAAGCCAACATAAAAAGTCTGCGATTAGGTTATACAGATATAATAAAATATGGGCAATTACTAAAACGATTATCCCAACAGGTTGTAAAATTGTGAATATAATTGAAAATAAAAAGTATAATAAATCAAAATTTTTAAATCCGTCATTAACAGGAAATTTATTTACAGTATCTTCACAATCAAAGGAATCAATTTCTTTAATACCAATAAAATTACCTGAAGATGGACCAATAAAGTTCCCTCCTTTTTTCCATTGGTCAATAAATGATGAAACGGTATAAACTCTATTAAATTCAAATTGATAAAAAGTGTCATTACAATCAATAGATTCATTTAATTTATCTATTTTTTGTTGGTCGATAAAACCATCAGTATATCCACTCCAAGCCAAACCAAAATAATATGAACTTAATTGTTGTTTTTGTTTATTTGTATATCCCGATACTGGTCCTCTACTTGTTGGGTCCGACTCACTAGTAGTCCACCCATATTCTTTAACATTAGGGATTAAAAAATATGGTCTCCTTGTTGCTAATGTTAAATCATTTGGTTGTGTCCATTTTACTTTAAATCTATATTTACCTTTTGTTGGGATTCCAACTGTTGGGTCGTAAGATATTATTTTTTCTCCAAATTCATTTGTGATAAAGTAATCTAAATTCATAGGTAATTCAATTAACCATGTACCACTCGCATCAATAACATTTCCAGCCTGTTCTAAATCATATTGCTCTAATACAGGATTACCTTCAGAATCTTGTTGAATTGTTTGTCTAATTGCAAGTATTTGACCAGGAGCTGTTGTTAATCCACAAAGATTACCCATATCATCTCTTGGTTTACAATTATCTCTAACTTTAAACCCATCAGAAGATGAAAACATTGAACCCATGAATACTGATGTCGGTTGTATATCAACATTTGCCTCATCTCTTAAATCAAAATCTAATCTATTAACGGCTATTTGACAGGTAGTCGGGTCTCCCCATAATGGAGAAATCTCAGCGCTTTTAACAATATTAATAATTTGTGGTAATGATTTTAAATCAGTAGAAGTTCTAAATTTATTACCCGCAACTTGTCCTTCAGTTGCAAGTCCCATTCTAATTAAATCTTGAGGTGTTAATGAAAATTCACCAATGTCCGATAAATCCACATCCATGACAACGGTTTGATTCCCCAAAGGAACTCCCATTATCATATAATCACCACTCTCATTTGTTTTGGCCGTAAATTTATAGTATTTGTCAAATATTTCAACAGCGGTAGAACCTGTTAAAGAATCAATCCTTGATGGTAAAGTACCCGTTGCTGCGTGTTTTGAATAAGATTTTTCGTAAGGTAAAAGATTGTATCTATAACCATCCTCATTTTTATCTGTAGGTGATTTATAAGGGTAGATACTTGAGATTAAAGGGTTTGATTGGTCGGCAACTGTAATTGGGATAAACACCGAAACTCTGGCGTTAGGTACCCCAAATCCTCCATTTGCAATTACTCTACCTACTAATACACCATAGTCAGCACAACTTCTTGTGTAAACATCTGTTTGTTGTATTTTTAATGATAATATTTCTAAAAACTCAAAATCTTGGTCTAATTGTACATTGATTGTCTTATTGACACCAAGTTCAGTTTTTATTCTATATGATTGACCCATGTAATACCTTTAATTTATAAATAGTTTATGTGTTATTTTTGGAATACAAACACACTCTTTTTAAATTATAAACTAATCAATTCAAGAATAAACCTATATTATGAGAAGGTAACAGATTGGAAATTTTTAACAGATACTCGGATATCTTTATTAGGATATCTAATTTGATAAACTTGTGAAGGTTGTGCAAAAATTGTATCATCTACAGGTGCGATTTCTTTAGTTTCAGGGTCCGAATATTGCATTGATGTTTCTGCTGATGAATATTGCCCACCAACATTATTATAAACATTAAGTCCTGCAACTGTTAATACACCATTTTGGTTTTGAACAATACTTTTAATTTCTGACAAATAAACATTTTGTCCTAATTGTCTTATTTGTGGATTAAAATATGTTGATATTTTATCAACGACATCTGCAATAATTTGTCCTGAATTTTGTGCAGAGTCTAAAACAATTTGTACATCCACACTAAGGTCAATAACTTCAGCCGTTAATATTGAAATGTAATCATTCATCATTCTATAATTTGACAAGTATGTTGCAACATTTTGTCTTAATGTGTCTGATACAATGTTAGTTAATTTACCTGAAGTATCATATGACAATAATTGAATTAATATTTTATTATTATTTTCTGTAATTGCTACTTTCGCAGGTGCCCCAAATTCTGCCGGCATATTTCTAATTATCGCCTCATAATCTTGAACTGTAACAGCTCTTTTTTGTGCTGCGAAGTTAAATGAAACATAATTTCGTATTTCTTCTAATGATGGAATACCCGCGCCACCAATAGCTGCGGTAACATTATTACATCTTAACGAGTTAACAACTGAAGAGTTTGTTAATTCTGATGGTCCATTAACATAAAACGAAACGGTACCGATTTGAGTAATTACATTTGTCCCTAAATTTGTTGCTAATCCACCACCAACTCTATATTGTATGAATAATGTTGAGTTCGGGATTAATGCAGAACCTAATGAAAAGTTATTAGAATATCTTTGTAAGTCTAATGTTGCACCCACCGTTGTAAATTGATTTAACGCGTCTTGGGCTGTATTAGTTCCTCCACCAAAAGTCATTTTTTTAAATCCTTCAGGCGTATACTCTGTCATAAATCTATTTTGTGTTTGAATATATCTACCAACTTTAATCCCTGGTTGGTCAGAAACTTTTGTCGGGTCTTCAATAAAAACTCTATCTTCAGCCAAAGCGTCTACTTCATACCATTTATTTGACACACCTAAAAATTCAGCTGCTGTCGGTATATTTGTATATTCAGTCCCACTTTTTAATAAAACACTTGTAATCCCTAAAACGTTTTTTTCAGGTAAGAATAATTCAAAAAATGGTCTTACATCATTTGGCGTAATAACTCTTTTGAATACCTTAGTAATACCATTAACTACAAGTTCTCTTTTTGTTATTGTGTAATTAATTAATACATTATTGGCGTTGAAATTAGGTATTTTAAGTCTGTTTGGAAAACCTTGAGCATTATATGGTGATGTAAAATCAATATCATAAATGTTTTCAAATACAATACCCGCGCCTGTAATTTGTGAACCTCTTGTTAAAGTACCCAAATATCTTTCATCTTCTTTATCCCCAAAAGCAGGAACTGTAATAGAGAAATCAACTAAAGCAACCGAAGGTCTTTGACCCGGTAATTTTAATCCATAAGTTCTTGCAATATTGTAAATTGAAGACCTTTGTTGAGCGTATTGAAGAACTGTCTCTTGAATACTTCTATCTATGTGATAATGTAAGTTATCTGCTACGGCAGCATTTAAATCCAAGAACACAGAAAATACCGAAGCATCATTAAAGTCTTGTATTAATTCAGGATAATAAGTTTTAACATAGTTTAATAACTCTGTTCTTATCCCCTGATAATCTCTAGTTGTATATGATATATTACGATTTGCCATCTATATTAAATATTAATAATAACAAAATCACTTTGTGCAAAAGTGTTTTTATCTGTTGAGTAGTCTATTTTAATTTTAGCAGTATATTCTGAAGTTCCTTTACCAGGAAATCTATAGATTGGTGATTCACTACTACCGATAGAATTTTGTCCTGTTGCGATATCAACTTCTTCTTGAGGGTCTGCTGGTGTTATTGTTATATTATTTAATAATAAATTTGGCATATAATTTGAAACCGCTTCTCTAATGTCAGATTCAATTGCATCAAAAGTAAGACCATCAAATGGTTCAAATAAGAACTCATATAACCTAGTACCAAAATCAGGTAGATAATATCTTGTACCTTTTCTTGTTAACAATAAATGGATTAAATCCGCCTTTACTTCTTGAGCTTCAAATTGAGTTAATTCCAAATAATCTCCTCTTTTAGAATTTCTAAAAGGAAAATTAAGACCGTATGTTGTACCTGCTGCCATATCTATAATTATAGTGTTGTGATTATTTCTTATAAATACCTAAAAATAAATAATCCCGACATTGCCGGGATTATTTTAATAATTAAGATGAACATCCAAAACAATCAATTTCAATACCTTCAGGTTTGGGTGGTAAATTCATGTTACTATAGTCTACTTTAGGGACTTCAACATTTTTAGGTTTTTGTACCTTTGAAATGTCTACCGCTAAGTGTTTAGCTCCCGTTGATATAGCTTTTGTTCTTACATAATAACAAAGAGTTTTTAATCCTTTACCCCAAGAATGGAAGTGTGATGATGAAATCTTTGACAATGTTGGATTAGACATATAGATATTCATTGATTGTGATTGGTCAATGAATGGTGCTCTGTCAGCCGCCATATCAATAAGTTCTCTTTGAGATATCTCCCAAATTGTTTTGTATTTTGGAATCAAATGTTCAATTCTTTTAACTTTTTTGTTGTAATTCTTGTCTTCTGTGTCAAGGTAATGATTAAAGTTAATATTTTGAATTGAACCTTCATTCATGATGATTTCATTTTTCAAATCTTCACACCATACTCCTAATTTTTCAAAATCACTAATTAAGTATTTGTTAACAATTAAGATTTCTCCTCCAACTACACGACGATTAAATAATGCCGAATGAGCTGGTTCTGTCATTTCAAATGAACCTGTGATTTTAGCAGAAGATGCAACTGGCATCTGAGCCGTAAATAACGAGTTACAAACCCCGTGATTAGACACTTCTAATTTTAGTGAATCCCAATCCCACATTCTACTTAATCCTTCGTAATCTAATCCCCACATATCAAATTGGAATTCCCCTTTTGACATTGGTGAACCTTTAAAAAATTTGTATGGTTTATATCCCCCTGATTTACATAATTCCATACTTTCGGTGATTGCCGCAAAGTAGATAGTTTCAAAAATTTCTTTATTTAATTTTTTTGCTTCTCCCGATGTAAAGATATAGTCCATCAAATAAAATACATCAGCAAGTCCTTGAGTTCCAATCGCAATTGCTCTTTGTTCTAATCCACCTTTTCTACCTTGTTCAGTTGAATAACTATTAATGTCAACCACTTTGTTAAGTGCTCTAACAACTTTTCTAACCTCACTATAAAGTAAGTTAAAATTGAACTCACCTTTAATAATAAAATTCTTTAATACCATAGATGATAATGTACAGATTGCCGTAGTAGTTTCATCAGTATATTGGTAAATCTCATTACATAAGTTAGATTGTTTAATCACCCCAATGTTTTGATGATTTGTCTTTCTGTTAGCACTATCTTTAGAACATAAATAAGGCACTCCTGTTTCAACTTGAGATTCAATAATTTTATTCCAAATTGTTTGAGCTTTAACCTTTTTACCTAAACCAAGTTCAACCGCTTTATTGTAGTTTGATTCATACTCATCACCATAAGCTTCTTGTAATGGTTTAATACCCGCCTTAACAATATCATTAGGACAGAATAAATACCAATCCCCGTTGTCTTTAACTGCGTTCATGAAGTTGTCTGGTAACCATATAGATGTAAACAAATCTCTTGCTCTCATCTCTTCAGCACCTGTGTTCTTTTTGATTTCAAGTAAGTCCATGATGTCTTTATGCCAAGGTTCAATGTAGATAGCTGCACTACCCGGTCTTCTTCCTTGTTGATTGAAGAATCTTAACCCCTCATTAACAATTTTTAAGTATTTTAATAGACCACCAGCAAATCCTCCTGATGAGTTAATTCTACTTTCTTTACTACGAATGTTAGACATACATAATCCAATACCTGCTGCATCTGATGAATAGGTTGAAATATCGTTGAATGTTTGTAATAACCCTTCTCTTGAATCCCCATGATTGTATTTCAATACACAAGACGCTAATTGAGGTGTCTTGGTTCCTGCATTAATCATGATTGGTGTTGCTGGAGAAATAAGTTGGTTTGACAATGATTGGTAATACTCAACCGCTTGTTCAAATGATTTAGTAACCCATAAAGCAACTCTCATGTACATGTGTTGAGGTCTTTCAATTGCCTTACCTTCGGGAGTTTTTAACAAATACATTTCTTGTAATGATTTCCACGCAAAATAATCAAAATTGTAATCATTCTCGTGATTTATTACAGAATCAATATTTTCAGGACCATAAAGTTCAATAGTTTCCATTAACTTATCGTTAATGATACCATCAACATGTAAGGTGTGCATTGTATTACAGAAACTTTCATCAGTTTCTTTATGGTATGCAGAAATTGCAACTGAAGACGCTAATCTTGAATAATCGTGATGACTTCCAGTATATGCTGCAGCAATCTCGTAAACCAATTTATCTAACTCTTTGGTTGTAATAACACCCTCTGTTGGTACTGAGGTAATAACTTTAATGAATACTTCATCAGCATTAACTGTTAATCCTCTTGCTGCTCTTTTAACTCTATTGTATATTTTTTGAGGGTTAAACGAAACTTCGTCCCCATCTCTTTTTTTTATCTTTAATGACATCATATTAAAAATCCTCCGTAAATGTTAATGATTCACCTAACTTGGCCTTTTGATACTCCATAGTTCTTGATTCAAAAAAGTTTCCTTTTGTTTCAACAGCTATCTGTTCCATAAATTTGAATGGTTGTTCAACATTAAATTGTTTTTTACAACCAAACTTAACTAATAAACCATCAGTAACAAACTCAAGGTATTGCTTCATTAAGTTTGAATTCATACCAATTAACGATACTGGAATAGATTCTGTAATAAATTCTTTTTCAATTTCCAAAGCGGATAATAAGATTTCTCTAATTCTCTTCTCACTTGGTTTATTCTCAACATGATTATTAATTAAATGGATTGCAAAATCACAATGTAAATTTTCATCTTTAAAGATAAGTGAGTTAGCATTACATAACCCTTGCATTATCCCTCTTGATTTCAACCAAAAGATTGAACAGAATGAACCTGAGAAGAAGATACCTTCAACCGCAGCAAACGCCACCAATCTCTCTTGGAATGTTGAATTTTCAATCCAATCCAAAGCCCATTTGGCTTTCTTTTGAACCGCAGGTAATTTATCAATAGCATGAAAACATTCATCTTTTTCGTCTGCGTCTGAAATATAAGTGTCAATCAATAATGAATACATTAAAGAGTGAATATTCTCCGCCATAAGTTGGAACCCGTAGAAGAATTTGGCTTCAGGGTATTGAACTTCTTTTAAGAAATTTTCTGCAAGGTTTTCGTTAACAATTCCGTCAGATGCTGCAAAAAATGACAATACATTCTTCACAAAGAATCTTTCATTATCTGTTAAATTTTCCCAATCTCTAATATCATTAGATAAATCAACTTCCTCTGCAGTCCAAAATGCCGCTTGATGTTGTTGGTAAAATTCCCATATATCGTTGTGTTCAATAGGGAAAATCACAAATCTATTCGGATTTTCTTTTAATATTTTTTCTTCCATTTTTTTAATTTTGTTTTAATTGTTCTTCTTTTTGTTTTCTTTTTTCCATTAACTCCTTAACCCTATCTCTTTTTCTTTCCTCTTGTTGTTCTCCAAACCCTAAGAATGTTACTGAACTTTCAGTATCAATTTCTAATAACTCATTGTTGAATTTACAATTTTCAAAAACTACACCGTCTTTACCAAGACGAGATTTTGTTATAGCGATTGTCGCCAAATTCATTTCTTTTTGTTGAAGGGTTTTTGCAATGGAGATAATTACGTGACCAACCTGAGCCTTTTTAATTGACCCACCCATTTGGTCGGTCGTCACTACTTCAGCTGAAATTGAAGACCTATTACCTTGTGTTGCGGTCCATCCTACTAAATCTAGTTCATGACACATTGCTTCAAATCCTCTCATTACAGAACCTTCCGCTTTCCATTCGTCTTTACTTGATGATTCAGGTAATATACAATCAATATAATCTAACATAATTAAATCAATCTTTGTTCCATCGGCAATAATTTTTCTAACTTGATTTTTGATTTGATTCATAGTCATAGTATCAGAAGCTAATTTTTTCAGAATTAACTCATTTTTCATCGTCTCTTTAATTTCAGTTATTTTAGACATCACCTCTTCTTTATTTTTAACCAAATTATCCGGCTCAATCCCTGTCCAAAGTGTGAAGTGTTTTCTTTGAATAATTTTAGGGTTGTCTTCAAAAAATATTTGAAGTACATTATACCCTAAATTGAATGCTGTGTTTGCAATTTTGGTTAAAATTGTTGTCTTACCAACCCCTGTTGGTGCCAAGATAACACCAATTTCACCTTTAGCCAAACCACCCTTAAGTAATCTATCAATACCCGCAATTCCCATAGGGATTGGGTGTCTGTAATCTTCATCTAATACGGTATCTAAGTTATCAAAGATGTCTGTCTGTCCTTTTTCAATTTCACCGACTTGTAATGCATTTCTTACTAACCCCTCAACTTTATCGTATGATTCAAAATCACCTTCTGTAATAATTTTTTGAGCTTTATCCATTGCTTTCTGAAGTTCTTGTTGTTTACAAAACTTCAAAGCTTTCTCTTGAACAAATGTTGTACCCTCAAATGGAGCATCACTTACCTGTTTTAGGGTGTCTAAAACCACTTTTGCTACTATTTCTTGACTAATTTCAGATTTAACAATTTGGTCAAGAGTTTCAAAATTAGGTGTAGATTGGTACTTTATGTAATATTCTTTAATCATTTGTAAAATGATTTTAAAGTACTTATTGTCAAAGTACGATGATTCAATTACTTCCATAATAGAAGATGAAAAATCTTTATCTACCACTATTTGATTTAGTAATTGTAGTTGAAATGTGTTCCCTAAATAATCAAAATTTTTGTTCATAAATTGTTTTAATGTTTAACTGTGTATTAATTAAATAGCTACTTACTTAGGTCAAATTCCAAATAATTGTAACTTAATTTATGATTTGAAAAAATGTCAGTTAATTCACGAAGTACCTCTTTTAAAAGTGGTCGTACATCAACTGTATAACGAACTTTTGGTGGATAAAATTTTCCATCAAAAACTCTATGACAAATTGTCTGTTCCCCAAGTTTAACATAAATGTTAAAATCTTCAGGACCATCTGTATAAGATGTGTTCATAATTGATTGGTCGTGGACAATCGCTTCTTTATTGTCCATCATGTAAATTACGGTTTTCATTTTTAACGCGTGTTGAAGCTCATCTTTTAGATTTAAAATAAAATCATATAAATCAGTAGAGCTTTTTGCCTTTGGGTTATACCCTCGGACATTAAAAAATCTTTGAACTACGATGTTTTCATTTAGAGTCAAAAGGAATTCCATTTTTGTACTGTCTTGTTCTCTCATGTTTGTTTAATTTTTGTTTGTGTTTCTTTTTTCTTTTCTAGTTAATTTCATAAATGGTCGGAGGAAGTTTACCCAAGCTTCGTCGTTTTTTGGAAGATACTTAAAGAGACCATCTTCCATCATAAGTCTCATTAAGTTTTTGTATCCTCTTTCTGAGGGGTCTATGGTATCTGTATAAATTTGTTCAACAAGTTCTTTACCTTCATCAGTAATAAGTGGTGTTCCAAGGTCCACAATCTTTTTATTCATCTTATAGAACTCTTCTCCAAGTATACCATTTTTTGTTTTACCAATCAAAATATTCTCTAATGATTTGGGTTTTTTCTTTTGCTCGTTATTTCGGGCACTTTCCAATAGAATGTCCATATTAACGGGCATTTTTTGAATATCGGGAAATAACTTAACCAAAGTTTTTTCCCCTAAACCTTCAATACCATCAATATTATCAGATGAATCACCGGCAAAAATTTTACAAGTCAACACATTATAATGAGGTATTTCAACTTTATTTATGGTGACCATATCACCTTGTTTAAAGTATCGTTTTAAGTTTGGTGAGTAAACGGACACTTTACCCGAAATAAGTTGTGTAAGGTCTTTATCTGACGAAAAAATAGTAATATCCTCATCAATAGCTATCTGACAGTAATAAGCAATTAAGTCATCCGCTTCGTTATTAATCATCTCAACTTGTCTAACAAAGACCTCTTCAAGATATTCTTTAATACGAGCATTTTGTGTAAGATATGATTCAAGTTTATACTCGTTCATATCATTTTTTCTTTTTCCTTTATATTGAGGATATAGTCCTTTCCGAACGGACGAACTATGTTCGGCATCCCAGAACACAACTACCTTATCGTAGTTATGCTCTTCAAGGAATTTCCGAATTGTATTGATGAAGTGGTAAATGGCACCTAAGTGACTTCCGTCACTATAAAGGTCTTTTACTCCGTGGAATCCAATCTTCATTAAGTTGGAACCGTCTATTGCTAATGTTTTAATCACAGTTGTGATTTAAAGGGTGAATAAATTACTAATTGTCTTCTTTTTCTTCTTTTAGGTCAAAATCACCATCTGTTCCGATGATTCCTTTCCAATAATCTGCGTATTCTTTTTTGTATTTTTCCAATGAAGTTTTCTCTTCAGCAGCATCTTTACCTCCAATAAATCCGTGTGGTGTGACGATTATTTTTCCATCATCATACCCTAACCCATTAATATGGTTTTTCATAACAGACACTTTTGTCCTTGATGCAAACTTAATTGTTCTTTTATCTTTAGTTGCTGTAATTTTAGTTGTACCAGCTCCTTTTTGATTTCCATATAAAAAAACTAATGATGAGTTTAACCAAATCGCTTCACCACCTTTAGCTTTAATTTTTGGTTGTCCAAAAGGATTATCAGGTAATTCAACCCATGGTTGATTTACAATGATTAAAGTGTTTTCATATTTTGAATCAGATTTACGAGAACCTGAAATTCTTTGATTGATACCCATACCAATCTTATCGGCTAATGTTGAAGCGTTGTGTTGTTTCCCACCTTTACCTTCAAAAGTCATTTTACAAGGAACAGAACCAACTGAATCCCACATAAAACATAAACTATAATCTAAATTACCTTTTTCTTGTTCATCTAACAAATTATTAATATAATCGGTTATTTGTTCAATATAACTAAAATTATTATTAAAAATATAAAATCCGTCCCAATCAAGTTCACCTGTTTCTTCATCAACAACTTCCTCACAATCAAAGCCCATAAGTTTTGCGTGTTCAAACGACCATTTTTGTTCTGTGATAATAAACACAGGAAGAATACCTTTCTTTTGGGCATCCACCGCAGTTTTAACCAAAGCAGTTGTTTTACCTGTATCTGAGTGACCTAAAAACATATTTAAATGTCCTATAGCAGGACCAGGTAATCCAACAGCATCCAAAAAATCAGGACCTAAATCAAAAAATCTTTGAGGTTTATATTTTGCGGATGTTGAGAATTTGTCTTTAATAGACTTAAAATCAGTTTTCTTGATTGCCATTTTCTATTCTTTTAATGTTAGGTAATTTACTTGTTTTATTTCTATTATAGAAAGTATTGTCTTCTTCGTAAAGAACACCAATTTCTTCTTCATGAAGGGTTATCAATCTAAGACCTAATTCCCCATCTTCTGATTCTTCTTTCAACATAGCAAACAAAACTGTTTCACCAATCTGTTTAGCCCTACCTGAAAAGTATCCTTTATCTTTTAGTTGACTTAAGATTTCATAAGACAACATTTTATTATCCCTTAATTGTAGGTCAATTTCTTCTTTAAATGTCATGTGATAGAATTAACATGTATGGTACCATACAAGATACCATACATGATTTTTTTTTATTTTAGAATGGAAGGTCTTCGTCAACCTCATCATTTGCTTGTGGGTCAACAGGTTTTGAGTCATTTGATTTTTTACCACCAAAAGATTCTGTTTCAACAGAACTATCTCCGTAAACGTATCCACCTTTTTCTGAATCCCATTTTGGTGTTTCTCCACGAGATATCGCCTCAAGGTATTCAACAGGTTTTTTAGAATAAACATCTAACCAAGTTAACTCATCTTCAATCCAAGCCTTTGCTTGTGCCGTATCTTCGTGAACAGGTGCTGGGTCATCATACATAATTGTTGATACCGCAGTATATTCTTTACCATTTGGTGCTTTTGATTTGTTTAATTCAATGATTAAATCACGACCTTTTTCAGAGTCAGTAATATCACCTTTATTTCTCCAAATCGGAATAATCTTGTCTAAGATACCATCGTTTTTGTAGTTGTGTTTGAATCTCCAAAATTTTGGTCCGTCTTCTTCTTTATCTCTATCTATAACTTTTACAATATAGAATTTACGAGAACGATATTGAGCCGCTAATTGTTTGTCAGACTCTTTACCTGTTGCAATTAATTCTTCGTAAACCTCATTCAATGGTGAACGCTCGTTGTCGTTTTTTCCTGGGTCGTAGAATTTTTGCCATTGACCACCAACTTGGATTTCGTGGTACCATGCTTCTTTGAACGGTGAAGAACCGTCTGTTGTAGGAAGAATTCTTACTCTTCTCTGTCCTGATTTCTCTTTATCTAATAAGATTAAAGCGAAATACTTTTTCATTCTTTCGTCTTGCGACATTTTACTTTGGGCTCCGCCCGCAGATTGTTGTGATTTTTCGTACTGTGCCAATACGGCGTCTAATGAACTCATGTTTTTTTAATTTTAAGTGATTATCTATCTGATATAAATATAGGTTATAATGTGACTTTAGTCAAATGAAAAAGGTGTCTCTCGACACCTTTATTTTATCTAAACGATGTTTTGTAATTATCGTTACTTGGTGTTCCTCCTGGTTGAAAAGAACTTTTAATATCTGAAGAATTAATGTCTGTTACATCATCTGTTGTTAAAACATAATCATTTTTTCCCGTCTTTTCCATCTCTTCCGATTTATCATCAAAAAATTGTGATAGTTTTTGATTGAATGGGTAAGAATCGTATGTTCTTAATTCTAATTTTTCTTGTGGAGTTTTTTCTCTATACTTTTCAATCTTAGCTTCAAGGCTATTTAATTTGTTCATTATATTATCCATTTCTCCAAGTCTTGATTGTAAATTATCCAACTGACCGAATAAGTTATTAAAATATTCTTCTTGTTTTGTTTCAATATTTTTTTGAGAATCCACTAATTCTGTTATATCAAGTTCTTCAGAATCTTCACTTCCTGTATCAGAACTCTCATCAGGATTTCCATCATCGTCAAGTTTTTCAATATCAGGGTCATTTGCAATATCAATTGGTTGGCCTGCTTCCGGTGCTGGTGGTGGTACCGCTCCTGCGTCTGAAGGTGGTGGTGGAGCTCCTGCCCCTGCATCTCCAGGTGCTGGTGCCAATGGACCTAAATCTTCAGGAGGTAGTGCTTCATCCGCAGCCTGTTCTGTAATGTATTGATTAATACTTTTATATCTTTCAATTTCACTTAATATTTTTTTATCTATCATTGTGTTATCCGTTTAATAATTGTTTAATTCCTCCTGCTGTCTCAACTCTAACTTTTCTGTTAATTGTTGTTTGATGACCCGCTCTCTCAATAAGACCATCTCTTTCTCTGATTGTATAACAATCTCCTGTGTCTAAATCACAAACTTGTTGTGTTCCGTCACCGTTATCTGTTTGAGAAACTCTTGTTGATTTCCCAAGATAGTTGTCTAATGCTGATTTTATGTTCATAAAATTGTTTTTATTATAAATATGTTGTTATGTTATAAAGTGAATGGTGGACTATAAACGATTTGTTCTAAGACTTTACCTCCGATTGGCGCAGTAAATCCATAAGGTTTATACGATATTTTTAATTTAAACACACCTAAACTATTAACCGTATATTCATATGTTTGACTATCGACATTTAATCTACCAGAATATGGCGCTATTTGATTATTAGAATTAAGAATTGCCCTATCATTATACCAACTATCCTTAAAGTCAGGAGAGTTAAACCTGAATGTAATATAACCACCGGCGGGTTTTTTAATATTAAAATATTCTAATCCCATTCCTTGTATATCAGGACTTTCCCCAACTAAAGTTATTGACAATTGTTTTTCTGGAAAAGTAGTACCACTAGTTGTTACAGGTGGTGGTGGTGTTGCAACCACAGGGTCACCCTCTTTAATATCTGTTTGGAATATATTAAAATTATAATTTAAAATTACATCGTTTGGATTTTTAACTTTATCATCAGGTCTTACATATAATTCAATTTGAGTATAAGCTCTAATATTTTTTTCATCTAAATCATCTATACCTACCACCTCAATCATTTGTTGTTTTGAAATTGAAAATTCTTGTTGGTCGGTAGAAACATATCCATTAAAATGTTGCCCATAACTATTTTCAAATGTGTCTTCAATGTATTTGTTATTTGGTCCTGGTACTACATCCACGATTTTAGATGAATAATCATTTTGAGTGTCTATTTTCCAAGCACCGGCATCAGGATTTACCCTAACAGTTAATTGAGTTGTACTACCTCTAGCGTCTTTAGAATCAGTAACAACAATTAATGGTGTTGGTCCTGTGTTTTGTGGATTTGTATTCACCCCCGGCGCAACATTCGTTACAGTTGTTGCGGTTGTTGCTGTCGTACTTGTTGTTGACGGAGTGTTTGCCGCTTCTGGATTTGTAATTGAACCTGGTGATGTCATAGAAGTTCCACTTAATGATGGGTTATAGTTAAATAAAGTTCCTCCTGAAAATGAACCATAATCCGTTGTAATACCAATTTGGGTATAAATGTTAACATCTCCCGTGAAAATTTTAGGAACTACAAATCTCACCAAAGTATCATTAACAATAGTTACACTACTAAATGGTACCAATACATTAGCAATCTTAACTTCTTTAGTTGTTATTAAATTTCTACCATTAACTTGGAGAACCGTTCCTGTATATCCTGATAATGGTGCAATTGTTGTATACACCGGTGGAGGACAAGTTTTACCCGCCAACGCTGGAAGTGGTGTTGGTGTTGGTGTAACACCAGGAGTTTTTCCTTTTTCCTCTGTCTTCTTAATTGTCAATTTAAGGTCTTTAGAATCTGCAACTGTTGATAATCCAACTTTAACCGCAGAATTTAACGCATTGTATAACGTATCTTTAGTTTCTTTAAATTCACCAATATGTGAGTTATAATAATCTTCTGAAACATTATCTATAGGCCAATGACAAACATACCATTTTGCAAGACCCATTTCTAATATTTGTGGAACTCTTTCCGATAATCTTCCAATCATAAATCTAATATAAGAGTCAATTGTATCAAAATGTGCTAGTGGTTGAGAGGTACTTGATGATGCATTTGTTTTAACTTTTACACAACTATAATTTCTTTGTATTAATGTGTTTTGACCTCCCCAATCCTTGCTTAACGAAATTAATCCAAAGTTATTATCCCACCCATTAAATGACTTATCTTGGAATGTGCTAATATATGATAAAGAATAAATAATAATTTGAAGTTCTTGACTGTTTGGTACAAGTTTAATTAATGCGTCTGCAAATGTTTTTGGTTGTATTGGGGTTAATACGCCTGCAACACTTTGGTATCCAGCGGCAAATGAACTATTAAGATTAGAAACACAAGCGTTTGTTGTATCTAAAGTATTGTCCGCCTTTTGTGGTACTTGAGTACTCTTAATCGCATTTGTGGTACCACTAATAGTTACACTATCTTTATTAATTTTTAAAATTTCTTCAAGTTTAGTCAAAAGATTTTGATTAATACTTTGTAAGAAAGTATCAATCGCAGGTAAATCAAATACCCCTTGTCTAATACCTGTAAAAGTTGTTTGGAAGTTACCCGATTGAATACTATGGTCAACAGATTGAATCATATAAGGTCCATTAAACATTGGAACATGTCTAAGATTAAAGTACATTGTTGGTTGTATCAACGCATTACCTAATGACACAACAGTACATTTATAACTTCTATTTTTATAAAGATTGTATAAACTAACATTTTGAGTAGCACTTTGTCTTCCTGACGCTTGGTCAACCATATTCAATTGAGTATTAATTGATTCTGAAGTTGCCACTCCATTATCTTGAGATACACTAAATGAATAAAATATATTTTGATTACTAATCCCAATATCTACGGTAAATCCCACACACTTATTAGAAACAGCCCAATCTGTTTTACCTTGTAAATTTTCAAGTAAAGGATTTTCAGAGGCTCTTCTCATCTCAAACGCATCATCTCTAAATTTAAAATTACCTTTAGGTAAATCTAAATATTGTGATGGTTTACCCGCATAAAAACAAACCATTTTAGGACCTGATTTTCTATAATCAACATCCAAGAAAGTCCCCCATAAACTATCTGCAAATGCTAAAGACCCTCCACTACCTAATGGTGTTTTAATCCCGTCAGCATCTTGTACATTATAAAAATTAACATACGCGGGCAGGTTCATTACATTAAAATTATTCTTAATAAGAATACCACTAATGAACGTATAAACACTCATAGCATTATTTAAAGAATACTCACCTTCTTTTCCCCCAACACCAAACATATATTTCAAATCAAAGATATCAATTAAAAGAGTGTCCCCAATATTTCTTGATGCCCTATCTAAAAACATTATATCTTCAAATAAAGTTTTGGTTGTATAGTCACCACCTGATATCCATTTGTCATTTAACGCCTTAAAAACTTCATAATTCTCAACTTTACTTTGGTCTCCACTTATAACACTTTGTACTGTTCTTTCAGGTACTTGTTGTTGATTAGGTAATATTGCGTTTAACCCAGATAATAAACCATTTAAAAAGTTACCTTGTAAAGTAGATTCTAAATCCAAATATTTTTTTAACTCATTTTTAAATTGAGCAACGGCAATTGTTGGCGATTTTAATTTTTGAGTAGCATACATTTTAATTATTGGTGCCAATAATATTACATTCTGTGCGGTAAACTCTATGTTATTATCAATAAAAAAGTCGGTAATATACGAACCATTAGAACTATAAAAAACATTCTCTATTGTTGAAAACCCTACCTGTGTTTGTAACTCAAACCATGCTGTCGGGTTATTAATTTGTGATTGTTGTAATGTTATTCCACCGACACTAGACGGTAAACTATTTTTAACATATGAATTAAATGTTATAGGGTCCGCAACTTCAATTTGTCCATTAAATGATAAATAAGAATTAAGAATTCTTCGGTTATAATTTGACGGATTACCATATCTAATAAGAATATCATATTGCATAAAATTAGTAATACTATTACTAAAGACATCATATTGTTTAGTAGTAACATTATTAAAATAATCTGATTCTAACTCACTTGTGGTTTTGGCAGGAACTTCCATTAATGTTTTAAATAACGCTTGGAAGTTTCTAAACGATGAATTAAGATTAATAGGGCTTTGATTAAAAGTCACAATCTCTTTACTCAAATTAATGTCAGTATCAGGTTTACACCAATTTAAAAATTCTTCTTCAAAAGAATCCAATATTTTTTTATCAAAAACCGAAAATATTTCTTCAATCTTTGAGTAATTGTTATCAGTTAAAAATTGTACTGGTGATTGGTCGCTCCCTGTTGTTATGTTATTAATATATGAATATGGGTCAGGATATGCAATTTGATTATTATCATAATACCCAAAATTAGTTGCCGGCCATAAACATCTAACAGAACCATTATAAACACTAGTATTGTTTGTAAGATTAACTTTAGTTCCTGGTGATGTAGTTTCACCCGTCATACAAGTATCAATAGTTTGGTTAAATGATGTTCCAAATGATGGAACAACATAATAAGTTGCACCTTTAGTATTATTTGTTGGGTCGCAATCTTCATCATCTTCAGGTACATTATTTGGTAACATTACAGACCATGTTATTAATCTTAAATTTTTACCATTTTGTTTACCATTATTGATATTTGAACCTAAAAAATTATACATTTTTAATCCATCATTAACACTTTGTTGTATTTAACTATTTGTATAACCCGTATACAAATCATATCCATTATAAAAGAAATTAAAATCGTTAATTAATTTTGGATAAAATCCAACTTGCATATCAACATCTATAGATGTTTCACTTTGTAAAACAACATTTCTATTAACACCATTGTATTTAAATTTATATTCTACTGACGTACTTGTTGTACCTGTAATTATCACCCCTGTTGTAGTGGTCCCTGTTGTGGTACCCGTTGTTACCGGAACTATCGGATTATAATTTTTGGAATAATCAAAATTTTTCCAAGCAGTTTTTAATATATCAGTACCTGTTTGTTTGTACGTTTTATATCTATACCATATTGACCCGTATTTTAATATCCAAGCATACGGTATTTTATGTATTGCACCAAACTTTTTAAAACAAGATGATATGTAATCTAATTCAGTTACAGTATTATTATCTGATACTGATTTATATTTTTCTCTTAAAGTTGCTAATGGTAATGAATTAATGAATAAATACGCGGCTTGAGTATATGGATAAGTGTTACCTGAAATTCTTGAATTATCTACACCGTTTTGAATAGCGTTAACAAAATACGGAGTATTCAACATGGACGTTGTTGTTCTTGGACTTAATATTCCTGTTGGAGTGGCTCCATAAACATATCCTTCAGTTGCAATAAAATCGTCAGACTCCCTTGTATCATAAAAACCGGATAACCCTAAACCAAATAACATTGATGAAAGTGCAAGAATTGTAGGATTTTGACCTAATAAATATGAAAAGTTTGTTACAGGTCTATTATTTTTAAAGTCAAAAACATTATTAAAATTTGCAATAATTTTTCTTGGTTCAAATATCATCAAACTTTTTTTAGTTCCATATACTTGATTACCCGTAGAGCTCGCCCCTTGATTTAAATTGTTTGCACACCATGTTTGGTCTGTGTATGGTATTGTATCAACAATCATTGGGTCGTTAGGCGCATTGTCTATTAACTTTTTAAGTCCTTCTGATTTTGTTGTTGTCTGTGGAATTTTACCAATATCTTCAACACCTAATATACTGAAAGAATCTTCAGTAATAGTTTTAAGATATGGTGTAACAAAGAAATCTCTAACATAATCTTGGTATGCTCGGCCTGTTCCCATATTTGAGATATTCTTTAAGAAATCCGGATAGGAAGCCGCGTTTAACCCATAATTTTTTAATGTAAATGTAATATAAGGAGAACTTAATCCTAAACCATTTTTAACATTACTAATTTCCGCCTCAACATTAAGTTTAATTAAATCTTGAATTTGATTTAAATTAGCCCTTACAAATCCTGAATAATGAGCAGTCAAAAATTGTCTTTCCCATATCTCATAGAAAAATTTAATTTCTTCTTTATTACGATATGCAATTCCTGTCGAAGGAAATTCAATCGCATTAATATTAATTATATTAGTTTCTCTTTCCGTTTCTAATGGTGGCGGAGCAATTGGTGATTGAAACTTCATTGTAAGTCCTTTCATGTACTCTTCAACAAATTGAACTTCAGGCCATTTAGCATAATTACCCCCATCAGTTTTATCAATTTCTGTTGGGTCTGCAAGATACTTTAATTGGAATCTACCTTTTTTATCATCAGATGTCTCAACAAAATATTGTGGCCATGGGTATACAGGGATTTGAGAATTCTCAGCCGCGGTATTACCTAATAACGAACCTTGTGTTTGTACTACGTGGTCTCTTGTTTCAGAACTAGGTGCCGATGAAGGATTATCTAAAATAGCTTGTTTTCTAACAGGGTCATATTTTACATTCCACGCTTTGGTATGCGTGTCATCCATTAATCTAATAAACCCTTCTGCAGACGCCATAATAACCGCAATAATGTTTCTTACTGTTGGCTTAAACCCAAGTCCTGTGTCTTTATCTTCAATTTTTCTTAATAATTCCGCAGTAATCTTTGTTTCGTACTCAGATAATTTTTTATTTGCCTGTGTTTCTAAAGACGATATTGTTGAATCAAATCTACCATTACCTTCAAACACAAAAAATGAAGGTTTAATTTCTGTACGTTGAGGTTTTCCATTAACTATTGTTTCATTAATAGCTGGTGTGAATATTGGAATATATTGATTGTAAACCGAATCAACAACTTCTTTACTTGGTTTATAATTTCCCGTTTGTGCGGTTGCTGTTGCAACCCAATCAACATTAGAGTCTAATGGCGGGTCAATTTTAATCATTTTAAGGGTAATTGGATTAGGTATTGGTGCCGTGCCATTAGTACCTAATGTTGGATTTTCTGCCAACCCTTCATTATATTTTTTAATATTACTTTCTAATAATGAAATAGCGGTAACATGAAGACCGGGGTCACTATTTTTAAAAACATAGGTTTTATCACCACCCTTCAAAATTATTGGATTTGGATTTAAATATGTATTAAACCAAGAACTTGTTGCCCCTCTAACATTTGAAAAATATTGGGTTAATATTCCTTTATAATTTCTAATATTTGTTAATGACCCAACTTCAGTTTTATCAAAAGACGCAGTAATTAATTTTTCAAACTGTTCTAATTTAGACATTAATTGGACTATTGTTAATTCCGGTAAATCTTTTGAAATTAGTCCTTTAGCTTTATATTCACTATAAACTTCGGCAATTTTTTGATATCCTTTTTCCGCAATTAACTCAGTCACAACCGCATCAGAACTATTAACATTATTAAACGCCTTTGCCGCTTGAGTCTTAGATTGTGATTCAGTTGCCCTATTTGTTTGTTGTGGACCAACAGGAGATTGACTTATATTAAATGTCTGAGAAAACATGTGTGGTGTTGCCAAAAGATGACCCATAGCAATCTCATTTAATATATTAAACTTATATCCTTTAAAAGTTAATGAAACTTGGTAATTACCGCTTACCGAATTAAATCTAGCGTTAAATTTTTCTAAGTTTAATTGGTATCTAATCGCCTGTCCGTAATAACCTTTTAGTGTTAAATAAAATACTGGATATGGTAAATTAAAAAAGGCAGAATAAGGAGAGTTGTTACCTAATTGAAATAATGCCTTACCTTGAACATCTTCTAATTCCATAGTTACAGATGGTATAAATGACGTATTTGTTGTAACATGTATTTGGGTAATACCTAATAACCCATTATCCATTACATTTGTTTCATTTGAAACCGTATTAGTATAATATGGTTTATCCCCATTTTTAGGTATTACACCTACTTGTAGTGGTTGGTTAGTTCCATCAAATTTTGTAACATTTTGTCCTGTTAGTTCGTCATAATATCCCGTTCCAAGATAATCATTTTTACCTGGTTTTAAAAAATTCATTTTAGCAACAGAAATTGTTCTTATCCCACTATCTTCAGGACTTATCCCTACCGCAAGTTTTGTTCTTGGAAGTACTTCCGCTTCCAAATTCGCATACATAACAAGATTTTCGTGGTCAACTAATCTTTCAGAAACTTGACCATCTTTAGTTGTTTTGTTTGGGTCAACAACTATTAAATTGTTATAGTCAAATTCAACATATATGTTTCCGCTGTTGTCCGGTCCTAAATTACCTACCATAATAATAAAAATGATTTTCTAACGCTGCCTTATAATCCTGTAATGAAGGTAGTAATGGAAAAGGAATTATCAATATAGCACCATCATATATGTTGTTTTCAAGTCCACCAAATTGTGGATTAGCTTGGAGTATTAACCAACTAAAGTATGGTGAATTGTAATACTCTTGAGAAACTTTATCTAATCTACTTTGAGCGACTTTATAGATGTAAGCTTTATCCGTAGATTTTTGGGCGATTGGCACATACGGTACAACGGTTTGTTCTCCGTTAATTAAAAAATCACTATATCTATTCCAGTATTGAAATGCCATTAGTTTAATTTTGCTTTAGAAATGTATGCTCCTGTCGTATTACCATCAGTATCATTCCAAGTGTTTTTATTTGTGTTTTGATTTGTTGTCGCCCCTAAACCTTTAATCATATTTTTTTGTGATTTTACCTTATCTTCAGACGCGCTATTTTCAATAGTATATGTAAATTCCCTTGTTTTAGTAGTAAATGGTGTATAAATTAAAAAGTCTTTTAATTTTGTTTTTTCCATATTTTCAATAAAAGATTTAGTTATATTATTCTCCCCTAAGAAAACAGGTTTTGTAACAGTCAACCAATATGCGTCAAATACCGCATCGATATTGTCAGCCCCCTTACCAATTATTGATTTATTACCAATTATATTACCAATTATTGCCGTTTTAAATGTTTGATATTTTTTATCATCAAGTATATCGTCTGATAAAATCATATATTCTTGTTTAAATGATACATTATCAAATAACGAATTTTTACTAAAAGGTACAAAAACTTGTTCAACAGTTGTCGCTTTTGATATCCCATCACTAACACTAAAAACTAAAGTACCTGTATATTCTTTACTATCTGCAGGATATACAAATGTTGAGTCGGTCCCAATAACTTGATTAAAGTTTTTAATACCGAGTTGTATTTTTTTAACATCATCCACTAATTCTATTAATGTGTCGGCACCTGAGGAAGATGTTGACACTTTTGTTGTACCTGAAGTCACATAAACTTTGGCATTACCCGTACTACCTTGTAACCCATCAGTTCCATTATTTAAGGTTCCAGCAAAAGTAATAAGATTTGTTTTACCCATTGTTTGAAGATAACTTTGTTCAATAGTTGTTAAATCTTGGGTGATTTTAAAAATTGCGTTTTGAAATGCACTTCTTTTATTTTTAACAAAATTAAAATAATTGTCTTGTACTGTTGAAATTAATCTTTTAGAGAAGTCTCTAATTGGTGCACTTATAAACTCTATAAATGGGTCATTATCATTTTTAATGTTTTTTTCAAATGCTCCAAAAATTTCATCAAATCTTTTTTCAACACCACTAGGTTTACCAAAAAGAACAACAGGGATTTCATTATCAACATTTAATTTACCCTGTGTGTACGAGCGTTGTAACATCCATTGTTGACGAACCGCATTATTATATTGACTAACGGTTTCTTTTGTTTTATTAACAACAGTAGTAAAATATGTTTGAGTATCTTTAACTACTTTATCCATAAATTCTGAATAATTTAATGTTCCCGTTTCACCACTAGCGGTAATATTATTACTAGTTATTTTTCCAACCGTTCCATTATTATCCTGACCGGCATTAGGTTCTGCCTGATTAACAGCAGGAGGTGCCGGCGGATTATTTAACGCTAAAAATTCTTTATCCAATACTTTTAATAATTCCTTATTTGAAGTAACATCAGACCTATCATCATATATTTCTGTATTTGCATAATAGTTAAATGTCAAAGCGTTTTGTAATTTATCTACAGATTCTTTTAATCCACTACCACCAACAAAATTGAACGCCATTGTTACATTGGCAATCATTGGTTGCACACCAATCCCTTCAGGATTAATATCCAATTGTTCATATGTTAATGCCAATGAAGTTGGGATAATTTTTGTATTATAAAAATCCCCAATTCTTAAAATTAATACCGGTGGAGCACCGAAAGCCGTGTTAATAGCGTTATTATATTCTAACACGGGTTTACTTTGAGGTGTATTTTGTTTTATTGTTGGTATAGTATTCCCAGGTCTCATACATTGTTGTAAAAATGTAAGTCTTGTATTCAACCCTTCCGGTGTTGTTGAGTGAAATGCTGGTTGGAAAAATTTCAACTTATCTTTAAGGTTATCATAAACCATTGGAGTTTCAGTCTTAATTGTTTCAAAATAATCACACTCCGATAATAAAGACCTTAAAACTCTTTTAGTTATATTATCGTATGGTCTTCTTTCTTGAGTAATTACTTCTTCTTTAACTGTTTTTGTCACAACATTACCAACCGTAACTTCTGTATATTGTGGTACAGGAGGTGATTTAGGTGCGTTTAATGTTGACTCAATTGCCGATATGTAAGCTCTCCTACAAGCCATCGCGGCTGTTGTAAAAATGTCTTTTGACCCTGCTTGTGTATCACCTCCAGGGGTATTAACATCACTATCGGTACAATTTACTGTCGTCCCTTGTTTAGTTAAATTGTCAGCGGTAAATGGACCTGTAGAACTATTTGCCATACGTGGCTGAGTGTTTTGAATATTTTCACCAAACGCTTTACCTTCTTTAATGATTAATCTTTTTTGTGTAACAAACGCAGCAACATTAGTATCTTCTTCAAAAAATTTCTTAAGTGATGATATTCTTCGTTTGGATAATTCAACATTATATGTTTGTGTCGCAGGTGCAGAACAACTCGAATCAATCATGACCGTAACAATCCCATCAGGATATTGTTTTAATTGTGTTGACAAATCAAGTGTCATCGCAGTTAAAACATCATAGTTTGGAGTAACAACAGTGTTAAAAAATTCTCCTAATTGAGCTCCATTAGTTTTTCCTGTGTATATCGTTACATTAGCAGGAGATGTATATCTAGTATATTCACTTGAATAATTTAAAACATTACTTGGTTTTGGGAAATCATTTCCAAAATAAGCACCTACATTAACATATTTTTTAAAATAATCTTTTGTATTACCACCACCTCCAACTTGAGAAATTGGGTCTGTACTTCCGTCAGGTGATTTATCTCCTGTTTGAATGGTACCTTTAGTATATTCTAATTCTTCCTTAGACACATCTTTTGAACTAATAATGTCTTGTAAATAAGATAGTTCTCCAGGAGGTATATTAGCATATTTTTTGGCAAGTTCATATAAATCGTATTTTCTACATCCCGCAAAGAATGAGTCCAAAATACTATTAACTCTAGTTTTATTTGTTTCGTTTGCTAATACTTTATTAACAATTACATTTAACACAGATGGGTGGTCAACAACTATTTTCCAAGTTAAACTACCAGTCCTTTGAGTACTTTTATATGTATAAACAGGTTCAGGTCTTCCTAAGAAATCACTTTGATTCCAATTTGTTGAAACTGATTCACTAAAAGTTAATCCATATGGTGGAAACCACATAACTCTACCACCGTTTGGACCTCTTTCACAAATTGCCAAATCGGAAACAGAATACCCAGGAGTGCTTGAGGTTCTCCACGCCAAGTTTTCTAAAGAAAACATATATTTTTTGGCGTAACCATTTACCCCACTACCTATTAAATTTGTAGAGTCTTGCCCACCTTCTTGTTTGTTTGGAGCTATATTAAGGTTGTATGTATTATCTAATACTGAATCTGCAAATCTTCTACCGTTAACTGTAATACCATCAACTTTTTGAAGGTCATTATATTGTAAGTAAGGTATATCTTTGGCAAATACTCTACAATATTCTGTACCTACCTCTTGTCCAATAGCACCTGTATATTTATAAACCATTGAACCTTTAGTCATTTCTTTATATCCATCATGAAAGACTTTACTTACTTGGTCAATAGCATTTCCAACATGTTGTAATCTTCTACCACCTTGAGGTTGACTATCAATAATTCTTTGTGTTTGGTCTAATATTGAACCTTGTTTAAATGTTCTTTCTGTAGACTCAGTTGAATTATATGATGAAGGTTTAAAGTCTTGGTCTTGGTTTATAATTTCACCACCAATACCAACTGTCTTACCAGCATTACCTTTGTATTTAGGTGATACCCATGTAAATCCACCCTCAATACCACCACCGTTACTATATGTTGGACCATTGGCTCCTAAACGAATTTCTTTACTTGGACCTTCATATAGTTGTGCTAACTCTGATGGACCATAAACAGGAGTTTGTTGTTCTTGTCCAAAAGCGTTAACAGGAACATCTCCACCTGGTGAGAATACTCTTGATGGGTCTGATGTTATACTACCAACATAGAAATTACTATTATTAGTTAAAGTACCTGTTAGTGCACCACCAATTCTATCAATAAGAGTTCTGTCGTAATTTGGTTTGTATTTGTTATAATCAATATTTTTAAACAATCTTGATTTTTGTCCTGCACCTGTATTGTTATAAAAAATTTGAGACCCTGTCTGTCCAGCACCAATTAACTTATTAAAGAAATTACCAACAGTACTTTGTCCAAAGGCCAATGATAATTGTTGTATTGTCGTTGGTTGACCAGGATTAACGGTAGGGTCAAAATAAGAACCTGGTATTGTAGATGTTGGTAAAATACTACCTCCTAATCTTAACGCAAAATTAGCCGCCGCTAAAATTGGGTTTGCATTTACCGTGATTGTGTAGTTTGGCTCCAATAATGGAACATTTCCTGATATAATGTTAACTAAATCAGAACCACTATTAATATTTAAAATATTGGCGCGACCTATTGTGTCTTGATAAATTTGTGCTGCAATCCTTTCTTCAAACTCACGTCTAAGTGTTTGAGCCCCTAAACGAGCAATAAAACTATCTTGACTTAACGAACCATTACTACCTGAAGGGTCAGGAGATAATAATATAGATAAAGGACTATAAAATGATGGTACAAATGTAGTTGGATAGGGTTGATTGTTATAGTTGTTTGTGGTTTGTGGTTTGTCTAATGAATTAAAAAATTCGGCACTATCAATTTGTGTTTGCGAACCATTTGAAAAAACATTAAGTGGTTTCCATTTTTGAGATTCGGGTAATGATTGGTCTACAATATGAGCATCTTGAAATCCATATTCGCCCTCATTTGATTTGGTATTCATTAATGCGTTTGGGTCAGGAACTTGTTCATAACCACCCTCATTACCGTATTGGTTAAGAGGATATAATTGATTTGCAAATGATGGGATATCAATTAATTGGTCAGGACTATCTTGTACAGATGTGTCTGATTGAATATATTCTGTATCAATTGGTTGCGTAGGTCGGTTAGGAGACTTAGCATAAGGTGTTAAGTTTCTAACAATAAGTTTCTTTCTGAAACCATCCGAATTAATATAATCTAAAGGACTTCCCATTAATTACTTTATTAATAAATAGATTGAGGGTTATTTTTTATCATTAAACCGTAACTTCTTTAGGTGATTTAGTTGGATTGCCGGGACGAGCATTATTATAGGATGTTTGTGCAAATGCTGTAGAGCGTAATGTACTTGTAATGGCTTTAGTTACTTGTTCCATTTGTGATGGGTTTAAATCTTTCGCACCATTTCCTGTAAAATTAACATTAACATTAACTGTACCATCATAAGTAACATTTTGACTTTTACTTCCAAAAGCGCCCTCCGTTGATGAGGATTCTTTTAAATCTTTTGTTTGTCTTCCTTCAATAAGTGAAGATATATTTTTATTACCGTAAACAGTATTTTTTTCTTTTGCTTTAGCAGCATTTTCTGTTTTGTCTAATTCGTTTAAAATTTTATTATAACCTTCTTGAACCATTTTGTCCAAACCTGTTTGATTAGGGTTTTTATCACGAGCTTCTTTTATTGATTTATTAAAACTAGATAATAATTTTGAATTAATGTTTTCCCCTTGTTCTCCCATCTTTTTAAGATAATCGCTAAGAGCGTCTGTTGGGGTTTTCTTACCCTCTTGGATATCTTTATACAGTGATTTCATATCACCTAACGCTGTTGTTAATTCTCCTCTAACTGCCTCAGGACTTGCAAAGTTTCGTGATGCTGCTCCTGTTAAATCAGTACTTCTTGACCTAGCAGATTCTGAAAGTCTTAATAAATCTTTTTGTGTTACAGCACCTCCAATAACCGCCGATTTAATCGCCTTTACATCAGACGAAATTATGTCAGAATAATTCATTTGTTTTCTGGCAATGTCTTCTAAAGTTTTTGGACCTGTTTTTTGTTGTTCAATTAATTTATCAAATTCAGGTTGTGTTAATTCTGCCAATTCTTTTTTGGTACCATCTTCTAAAGTCACTTTGTATTTACCATCTTGCATTGTCGCAATGTTAGCTAAATATTGTTTGTCTTCTTCACTTGCAATTGTAAGTCCCGCTGTTTTAATCGCTGATAATCTTTGGTCCAATTCCGCAGCCGCAAGACCCATTTTACTCATCTCTCTAGCACTAACACCTGTTTGAGTCTCCATTTCTTTTAAAGTTAATACACCCTGTGGGTTAATTTTAAAAGTTTTTGTTTTTTCATCAAAATAAGTAAATTGTTTGGCAACATCCGCCAAGCTATTTTGTAAACCTGATGGGTCATTAATTGACTGATTCATTAATGCAAATGGGTCGGCGAGAGCTCCTGCAGATATTCCCAATCTTTGGAATGCTGCTGCAGTTTCAATTGCACCTTCAGGAGTTAACACTTTTTCCGCTAATGCAAATGTTTGACCCATATCAAATCTTAACATTGACGCTTGGGCTGCCATTTTGGTTAAACCTTGAACACCACCTTCAAATTGGTAACGATTCATTTGACCCATGTTGTCTTGAACATCTTTCATTACCTGTTTGGTGTTACCACCAATACTTTGAATATAATTGATTGATTTTTCTAATTCTTCTGGTATTTGGGAAATACCAACTCCAATATCCATAAATTTTTCAGATAACTCCCCAACAGAAGTTCCTAAAATTTTCTGAGCCGCGTACATTTGCTCCACATCTTCTTTATTCGCAACAACATTTCTTCTTGAAGCGATAGCTATTTCACTAATAGTATCAGCAACGGCACCTAAATCCCCACCTAATCTAACAATTCCAGGTGAAGTGTCTGCAAGAGAAGTTTTTAATTCATTAATTCTTTCTCTTGTCTGTCCAAAAAGTTTGTTGATTTGTCCAGCGGTGGAACTAATTCTTTCGTATCCATACTCAAATTCTTTAGCTGAGAAATTTGTAGCATCTTTCATCTCATTTAAAAATCCGTCTTCTGTATTATCTGCCATATTATAATTGTATTAGTTATTTATAAATACAAAAGGACTGAGTTTTCAGTCCTTTTTATTATCTTCAATCCATTTATCTAGTAAATATTTCCTCATAAAAAGAGGCATTATTAAAAAATCTTGGTATCCTATGTGTAATAACGTAGTCAAATAGTAATATTCATCGAGCTGACTTTTCCTATAATCAGAAGAAAGGACGAAAAAAGTCAACCCCAAATCCTACATTAACTGTAAGTTTTTCTCCTGATGGGGTTGTAACTGTGCGTGTCATATCTAATCTTGGTTCATTATCATTCATAAATTTTCGTATGAATTTTGAATCCGCGATTGGCATCGACTCAATAAATTTTGCGATTTCGCCTTTATCGGTTATCCCGTTAACTTCAATAATTTCTTTTTGAAGTCTTAATGTAACTGTTGGTACAACTCTACCTGCAGGGTAAGTGTCTGCAATTCTTTGATTTTCCAAAATTTCACCATAAGTCATTGGTTTTAACTTAATAGTATTTTGTGATTTTGGTAAAGTGGTAATAAAAGTACCGTCCTCATTAGGTTGTTGTCCTTGACTGATTGATAGTTGGTCTAAAGCAACCGTAGTTTTAAAAGGTTTCCGAGTACCAGGGTCAGTAAGTGTTAACTCCATTTCAGGGCCAAAAGCCGTGTTTCGTAAAAAGATAAGTATTGCCTCAACATCACCTTCTAACATATCTTCAACACGTAAATCTGGTTCGTAAATTTTGGTTCTTAAAAGATTTTGAGTCATTCCGTCACCACCCGCCATTAATAAATTCTCATCATTAGCGGTTAAATAACCGACTTTGATAGATTTTTTCTTGTTTTTGTAAAAGACTCCCTGAGATGGTAATGGTACCACATCGTGGGGTAGCGTAAAATTCGCTTGTCCGTATTCTTTTGATTGATTATCCATATAAAAAATTAACCGTAAAGTTTATGTTCTTTACGGTTAAATATAATTAGTATTAATTTTTTATAAATAGAAAGACTATTCTATTACTATATCAGTAAACAAGTACACATCTATCCATACGAAGTGTCGCAGTGATTGTTGCTAACGCGTCTGTATTGTAAGCCAACGCATTGAAGTTTACATCTGTTAAGAATGTTCCGTAAAGAATCCATTTTTCAACAACAACTCCTGTTGGGTCTAACATTTCAAGGTCAATATCTTTTTTATAACCCGCAGCATATCCCATACGACCTGTTACAGACTCAGCATGTAAACGAACCCACTCCATAAGAGCTTGTGATGCAGAAGGACCAATTGGGTCTCTAAATGTTACATTAATTGTTTGCCAGTTGAATCTACCAGCAACATAAGTTGAAGTATTTAAGAACGGTATTTCCGTCGCTGCAATGGTAATGTGTGGTCTTGATGTAGACTCTACAAACCATTCATTAATCCCTAAACTTGATGGAAACCTTAAAATGAATCGGTTTTGTCTTTTCGGTTCATAAGGAATCGGCATTTTCATCAATAAATCAGCCATATTATTTAAATTAGTTTTTCTTTGTTTATTATCATAAATATATCCAAATGGAAAATATTTTTATTGACTTTCTGAAATTAAATTATTATCATTATATTCCAGACTAGTTTATTTAATTCTAGTTATTTTAACTAGTTTTTTTTCTTTATTTATTTAATACTAGTTTTTTATTACTAGTTAATATTCTTTTTTTATTCCTCCTGCAGTAGAATAAGTTTTAACAATGTTATCAGGCTTATCCTTAAAATGTTTTTTCATTACTTCCACATTTCTAATATCATCATCTGAAAATCCAATAGTAGGTTTTGATGGGACAAAATTATTATTAACATCGTCTTTAAAAAATGCTCTTTTATTTAAATTAGAAGATAATTCTCTAATGTACTCCACAAATTTGTCCATTGCACGAACTTTGGCTTCCTCAGGATTTGCAGCCCCTTCCACATCATTATAAGATACAGGATGGAATTTACACATATCTAAATAAGTTTTAATTAACTCATCATCATTCATCTCATCTTCACCAGCAAACGACCTATATTTTTTAAGATTCTTAAGAAGTTCTTCTTTATTAATCCCATTATAATCATTTATTATGTAGTTATAAACCGCCTGTTTTAAAGTGTTTGGTTTATGACCTCTCGCAGTGATTATAGAAAAAATTGACCCGTTATTAATCGCCTCTTTAAAATCATTAAATGCCGGACCTTCTTCAGCCCTCATCGCGTCAATTAAAAAATCTTTATCCCCCGGAGTTTGGAAATTTTTAAATGGTTCATCACCATAACCTACAATTGTCTCACCTTTATATTGAAATGGTGATTTACCTAATTGATGTCTATATTCCGCAAAATCATCAGTTGACATACCCACTTCGTCACCCCCTTCTGTTTTAACCATAATTTTGGTTGGCATATGAACAATATTATCGTCCCAATCAAACGCATAATATTTCATATCTGGGGAACCTTCTTCTTTAAATCCTTCTGTTAAATTCTTTTTCATTTGGCTAAGGGGGGATTGTTCCCCCCATTTTTTTTATTAAATATTCTCGAACGAAGCTCCTGTTGGAGTAATGAAGAATTCAATATCAATGAACTCTAACGCCTTCGTAGGTTTTAAATAGATTTTCCCTACTAATGTATTTCTATCTAAGTCTTCAGGTGTTGAAGAAACTGTTACACGGAAATCATATAAACCTCTGTCTCTTCTAATTGAGTCTAAGATTGGGTTAACACTATCTAAGAATTGTTGTCTAACGATTTGGTCGTTTTGTTCAAACAATAATCTTACTGCCACCGCTGAAATCAACTTACGAGCTTGAAGTAATAATCTTCTTACGTTCAATCTGTTAAGTGCTGAATCAGCAATTTGTAATGTTTTGTTACCCCAAATTACAGTACCTACATCCGCAAAAGTAGCAATTGGGTTAATTCTACCTTGGTAAAGTGTGTCTCTATCTTCTTGAGTCAATTTAACTCTTGCTTTGATTGAGTTTACAAGACCTCTTGTGTAACCCGCAGATGCGAACCAAGGGAACGCAATGTTATCAGTTAATGCCAAGTTTCTTACAACTTCACCTGTTGGTGGTAAATAGATTTGTGTGTTATTCACAGTATCTCTTACTAAAATCCATGGATAGTAAGTTGCAGTATAGTTAGAGTCAATTCCTGTATTATCTAAGTTATCAACCGCTTCTTGTGAGTAGATGATATCTAAAGAGTTAGTTCCATCTGGAGTGTACATTAAGTAATCAGGAGTTGTTGCGATATACACAGAGTCAGCTCTTGAATATTGTACCATATCAATAGTTTCTTCAACAAGGTTTGAGTTGTTAACATAATCAATACTTGAAGTTGCAAATATGTTAATATTTGTTGCCTCAGGATTTGAGAATGTTAAGATACCAAGTAAGTATGCATAATAATCAGTGTTTGCAAAATCTTGTGTGTTATTACTTACCACAATTCGTTTAAATAAACCTTGACCTGTTGCTGTTGGGTATCTTGTAGAAGACGATGCTCCTGCCAAGTAACCTGATGCTCCTAATTGGAATCTATCTTGGTTAGTTCTAAATTCTCTATAAACATCCCAACCATCAAATCCTCCCGCAAAACATAATGTATATTTTCTTGAGTAAATGAAGTAGTATGGGTTTTCTTGAGTTTCAGGGTCAAATCTAAAATCAGCTACACCACATTCAAAAGCAGTCGCCCCACTTGTTTGGTATGAGTTTGCAATTGTAACAACAGTTGCTCCTGAGTCCATGTGGAAACCTCTACTTAAGTAATTCCACGCTTGACCTGCGATAGGTAATGCTGAACTAACCCAGTTTGGTGGGTTTTGTTTACCTTTATAAGATAAAAATGCTTCATCAATACCAAATTGACTTGAGAATCCTAAGTAAGTTCTTCTAACAATATCACCTGCTGATTCAGTTGCATTTGCAGTTGTTCCAAATGGGGGGTTAAAAACAACCTCACCTGGATAATAATATTTAGTTTTGAATTTAGGTACTGGTGAAATATTTTCAGTTGATTCGTATTCTCTCTGAGTATAACCGTAGAATCCACAAGGAATTGCGTCTATAGGATATTCTTCCGCTAATTCAATCATAACGAATTTTGAAATTAATGCGTATTCCCCATTTGCACTACCAATTTTTTTCGCTACGAAATTGTTAGAACCTGCGTCCATATTACAATTAGTGAATTTCTCAATAACAACAGGATTTGCATCAGTATCAAAGAAGTTTCTAACAAGTACATCAAATGTCATGTTATTAAACGATAAGTTAGCTATTGAAATTTTTACCTCAACATTCGCTGCGTCTCCATCAGAGATTGAGATAAATTTAAATAATTTATAAACTTGATTACCTCTTAACTCAGAAACCAAAAATGGTGTTTCAGGTGATTGGTATTTTTCAACTTTATACGCGATTGATTGTGTGTTTTCACTTCTTGCATCTTCAAGAGCAACTAATTGAGGATTAATACCTTTAATATATCCTTGGTTATAAGCATAACTCAAAGAACTTGGATATAACTCTTCAACAAAGATTGGTACTTCATATCTTGATTTACCAAAATTATCTGTGCCTAAAACTTTAGTAATAAATTTAGATGATGCCGCTGATAATGAAGTTTCAAAAGAAAACGTATTACTATCATTAGTTATACCTGAAAGTAAAAACCCTTCATATGGTGAATTAGTGATTCCTGAATATTGTCCAGTACTAATTAAAGTAACATCAGTAAGTCCTGTCACTTCATATACAGGTCCATGTTGGTCAAGGTCTGCATTGTTAGAATATAATGAAATACCTCTTGAACGCAAAGTTCCAACAACCATATTATTATATTCACTATAAGCAGTTCCTGAAAAATTATATGACTCTCCTGTAATAGTTCCTGTATAAGTGATACCACCATCACTAGTACTTAATGATGATACATCATAATAAAATGAATAACCAGCATAATCGTTATTTACATTTGCATCATTAGTAAACGCTGCGTAATACCATGGGTCATTTGAGTCTGAACTTAAATCGTTAGTATCTAAATTATTTGTGTCTGAACCAAAAACATTTAATTGATTTGAATATTGACTAACAAGACTCCAATATTGGTCTGAAGGAATTGCACCATACATAGCAACGGTTGTTGCGGAATAAGAATTATTATCAATAATAAAACTTAAATTACTATTGAAATCTTCACCATATGTTGAAGTACTACCATCAGATAATCTGTAAAGAGTATTATAGTTATTACTTACTTGAGTTGGTAATGCTCCCCCAATAAATTGAATTGTACTTCCTGAAGAATATCCTGTGAATGTTGCCGAAAAAGCGGTTCCTCCTGTTGGTGAAATTATACCAATCGTTAACGGGTCAACATTGGCAGTAACTCTAATACTCCAAGATGGACCAGCGTCATATCCTGATAATCCTAATATTCTTGTTACAAACAATTGGTTAGATTGTTGTAAGTATGATTTGGCGATATACGCCGCTTCATATTTTGGTATTTGTGTGTTTACAAATTTTACAGGTTCAGTTCCTCCAAAATATGCTTGGAACTCGTCGTAGTTAGTTATAAATACAGGTTCGAATGCAGGTCCTTTTATTGTTTCCCCTACTAAACCTAAGGTAGTAACACCTACACTTTGTGCTACGAACGATAAGTCCGTTTCTGATGTGTAAACTCCAGGTGATACAAAAACTTTTTGATTTGCTTGTGCTGTTGCCATTATTTAATTAATTCTATTGCAGATTTATTTTATTGATAAATATTAGATACTAACACAAAAAACTTGACTTTTGAATATGTATTAGTAAACAGTAGGAATAAATTCTACCTTTTTTCTCACCACAAAAACTATGAAAGAAATCAAGAACATTAAAATAGACCCTAAAGTCCACGAAATACTAAAAAAGTATTGTGATAAACGAGGGTTTAAGATTTATAAATTTTTAGAAAATTTAATCGTTGAGACCTGTAAAGAGAAAAAAGATATCTACGGGGAAGATTAAACTAAGATATTATCAAACTTAATGTTTGATTCTAATAAGTTATTTTGTTTCACTACGGTGATTGATAATATATCGTTAGTAGTTATTTGAATTTTTTGTACATCAGTCCCATAATAGTCTCCATTAATATAAACATCATAAGAATTTACATTAGTTGAATTTGCCCAAGTTAAATTTGCAGTGTAAGCAACAACATCACTTAAAGTATCATTACCTACCATATAATAAAAATTAGATAAAAATTCATCAGGGTTTTCAGGAGATTTTTTTCTTCTCTTACCAAACGATGAAGTTTCAAGTTCTGTTAATAAAGCAACTCTCGCAATTGCCGGTTTAACTTCAAATTCATCTTCGTCAATTAAATAACCTAACATAGTAAAATCATAATTTTGAACATAATATTTTCTTGATTCAATACTCATTTGAGATTCATCAGAAATATTATTTAGTATGATTGGAACATATTGACCTTTTATAAATGTATAAGCCTGTCTTGATGAAAACTTTTGCATTATAACTTTGTTGAGTTCGTTTAACTCTCTCATTCGGTTACAAATAATTTTCACACTATAATTAATATCAACAGGAACAGGTTGTGGTATTGTGTAAATGTCCATACCTTGTTCATTACCATTCCAAGTTGGTACTGAGGCGTAATAGAATTGTTTTCTATTTGGGATTGTATATTGAAGTGCGGGATTAGTTCCAAATTTTACTTCAGGACTTCTAACTACGGTAATGAAAGGTGGTGAAGGGTTATAATCTAAATCAACAAATAATGCTGTCTCAACATATTGACTCCAATTCTGAGTTGTAATAATGATATCCACCATTGGTACAATTTTTCCTGCTGTGATAACTTGTAAATCATCTTTAACAAAATCTAACATTCCTCTATCTAAATCTGCATGTAAAACTGACTTAGGTAAATAAGTTCCATCTTCATTAATATATTCTAACAATTGTTCTCTACGAGCAGACAATGTCTTTTTAGGGACTAATGGTAGTGTTGGTATAACTTTTTTTGGTAATGGCATATTATTTTTTAACTACAAATAGTTTATTTTTTGAATTTATCATGTCAACTTCTTTTGCTTGATATACAGGTTCTTCAGTATTTTTATACACAAATGTGTTAAACTTGTATGGGTCATAGGTGACAATCATATCTGATGGTGGATTTGGAATATCATCACATGGATACTCACAATAATCAAGTAATGTACCAATAACAAATGCATGAACATTTTTACTTTTTTCTTTTCTAACCCTATCCTTACCACCAGGTCTAACTCTAAATTCAACATCCCCTAACTTAACATAGTCTGAATGTAATATTATCTTACTATCGTATGTAACTGAAAAAGTATGTTTGTGTAAATTATAATACACCATAACTTTTTTACCTATAAAGATGGAATCAAATTGAGATTCGGTTACTAATATTTTCATATTTCATCTACCTTAACAAGGTTTTTTATCCTAAACCCAAATTTATTACTACACCAATTTAATAGAATTTTTTCCGTCTCGTCATAATCTAAACCAAACATATTTGTAATAAAACTCCAAACTTCATTAACAACATATAATCGTTTTGTTCTTAAATTATACATGAATTTAAACCTTCCATTTTTAGATAAATAAATTTCCCTAAATTCAGTACGATGATATCTTTCTAAATCACTATAGTTTTCATTTAACCAATTTTCAATAATCGAATTTAACCTATTTTCAGTTATTATGTATTTCATTATATCCCTCTAAATTCGTTTTCACTTACGTAAGTGGCCATAATACTTCTATAAAATGGTTTATAACCACCATAAGTATGTTTATTGTCTGACTTAACATATCCATCATCACTCACCACATAATATCTAATTCTATCTTCAGTTTCATTATATCCAATATAATCCCCTAGGAATATTTCAACACCTAACTCATCTAAAGTTTTTTGATAAATAGAAAACTTCATATTACCAGGTTCTTGTTGTTCCACTTTAGAATTACCTAAAAATTTATGGGCAGGGGCCATTACCTGAACCAAACCTTTTAACTCAATAGGTACCATAAATTGTATTCCATCTTCGGTTACCTCACCGTAGACATCGTCAGTTTTTGTCTTATATTTATCAACACGATAAAGAACTACTGTGAAGTTCATATCACCCAATAACCATTCTTCACCCATACCTATGTCTAGGGTGTAATCTTCTCCTCCGAAGAATTTACCTAATCTTGTTATTGGAACTAATTTCTGCATATTAATGTTGTTTTAATCTATTATGATATGATTCAGATTCAATAGACGATGAACTAATAACAACATTAACATTAAAATAATTTTTAATGGTATTTTTAATTTCACGATTCCATTGGTCTCTATAAACATCAGTTTTTTTCATGTTGTCTCTTCTTAAAAATTCACTTCCATCAGGGACAATATATGTGACCCTCATGTAGTATTCATCCTCATAAGTTTCCATTGGTTCTAAATTAAAACCCATATCAGATACACCATTAGGTTTAATGACATTCATCATTTTACCTATCAACTTTTCTAATTGTTTTTGATTCATACTCATATATTGATAAATACATTATAATTACTTATATTTAAGGTAATCTTTTATGAAAATACCAACACCACATAAAATTTACATCGCTCATAGCACAATACATGGGTTAGGAGTATTCGCAAATGAAATAATTTACGAAGGAGAAATCATTGAAATATGTCCTGTAATTGATATGGGGTTGAATAAAGAAGTTAGTCACATATTAATTGATTACCGATATAATTGGCCTCAAGGAAATGATTGGACATCACAAGTTATACCTACAGGTTATGGAATGTTGTATAATCATAGTGATAACCCAAATTCAAGTTGGAGGTCAAATTTGGAAAACAACACTTTTGAATTTTACGCAATAAAAGAAATAAATCCTAACGAAGAAATTTTCACATATTATGGTGATATGAGTTATTGGAGCGACGGTAGGACACATACTAATGTTACTTAAATGAGTGAAGCAAGTTTAGAGTCTAAGGCGATGACCTTATTGGAGACTTACGAAGGGGGAAATAATTATCTTATTGAACTTAAAAGAAAATCTCAAATAAATAGAAGATTTTATCCAACAAGAAGTCAGGCAGAATACATAATTAATAACCATGACAAACAACCAAAGGTTGCAAAAAAATGGGTAATACTTGATGCCTATTTTGCACAAAAATTGGCGGATGATAAACTTATGACTGAAATACCTGAAAGGGTGTGGGTTGAAAAGTTATTGGCAGACAAAGAAAAAGCGTTTCACATTTGGGGTAGAATAACAGAGACACAAGAATTTCATGATTTTTGGTTACCAAAAGCGGCAATCATTAAAGATAATACGGTAAAAAATGTTGTTATAAATTACGACAAATATTCTCACCGTCCACCACTTGACCATCAAAAAGAATCAATCCAAAAATTAGTAGAAAACAAAAAGTTTATTCTTGCCGATGATATGGGATTGGGTAAAACAACCTCAACAATCATTGCCGCATTAGAATCAGGTTCTAAAAAAGTTTTAATTATTTGTCCCGCAACTTTAAAGATTAACTGGAAAAGAGAGATAGAAAATTATTCAGATAAATCTATCTACATCTCAGAAGGTAAAAATTTTAATGGTGATGCGGATTTTGTCATTATTAATTACGATATTATTAAAAACTTTCACACCACAAAAAAGAAAGAAAACTCCCAAATTCTTGATTCTAATTTTGATTTAGTAATTGTTGATGAAGCCCACTACATTAAAAACGCCACCGCCCAAAGAACAAAATTAATCAATGACCTTGTTAAAAAAGTAGACCGACTTTGGTTATTAACAGGTACCCCAATGACATCAAGACCAATGGATTATTTTAATCTATTAAGTTTAGTTGATTCCCCCGTTGCAAAGAATTGGATGGCATACGCTATTAGATATTGTCAAGGTTATCAATTTAATGCTGGCGGTAGAAAAATATGGAATGTAACAGGAGCATCCAATCTTGAAGAATTAAGAGACCGAACTGCGGGTCTTACATTAAGACGACTCAAAGAAAATGTCCTTAACCTTCCCGACAAAATTATCACACCTGTATATCTTAGGTTAAAATCTAAAATGTATGAAGCAATTATGGGTGAGTATTATGATTGGTATGATAAAAACCCCGAAGAGTCAAAATCACTTACGGTTCAATTTACTAAATTAACAAAAATACGACAAGTTATTGCTGATGAAAAAATCACCCAAACAATAGAACTTGCCGAGAACATTATTGAACAAGGTAAAAAAGTTATTATCTTCTGTAATTTTACTGATTCATTAGAAAAAATAACAGAACATTTTGGAAAAATGGCTGTTAAACTTAATGGGACAATGTCTAAAACAGAAAAACAATATAGTGTTGACCAATTCCAAGAGAATGATAAAATAAAAGTATTTGTGGGTAATATTAAAGCTGCTGGTGTTGGTATTACATTAACCGCCGCCGAAGCGGTAATCTTTAATGATTTATCGTTTCTTCCTTCAGACCACGCTCAAGCTGAAGATAGAAGTTATAGATACGGTCAAAAAAATAATGTATTAGTTTATTACCCAATATTTGAAAATACAATTGAAGGAATTATCTATGACATACTCAATAACAAGAAACAAGTCATTGCAACTGTGATGGGTGATAATCAAAATACCGCAGATGCTGCCGAAGAAATTTTGAAACGAATTAACCAAATGCGTAATTAAATAAAAACTGGATTATTTATATGTAATGAATAATCTAATTATATGAAAAAAATAGAAGAGAAAATTCAACAACTCGAAACACAAATACTTGAAAACCACATCACCAAAGAAAAAGAGTTATTGATTACCGAAATGAAAAAAATAGGAATAGAAAAATTACCATACTCCTATTCAGCCCTCAAACAGTTTATTGACCCCGAAACAATGAACTTCCACTACAACAAACATTACAAAGGGTATGTAGATAAACTAAACGATGCTTTATCCAAGAAAAAATACGGGGACTTAGAGTTAGAACAAATTATTAAAACAATAGGTCGTTTTGATAAAACAATTAGAAATAATGCCGGTGGAGCCTTTAACCACGCATTATTTTGGAACATGTTAACCCCGACCCCTAAGAAATTAGAAGGGGAACTTTTAAAAAAAATAACAAAACAATTTGGAAGTTTTATCTCTTTCAAAAAACAATTTGATACTGTTGCTAAAGATAGATTCGGTTCAGGTTGGGTATGGTTAGTACTCACAGCTAAAAACACATTAAAGATTATGTCAACTCCAAATCAAGATAATCCTTTAATGAATGTTATTGAAGGTGGTGGATTTCCACTTTTAGGGTTAGACCTATGGGAACACGCTTATTATCTAAAGTATAGAAACAAAAGAGATGAATATATTGTAAACTTTTGGAAAGTTGTAAATTGGGATTTTGTTTCTAAATTATATGAAATGAAAACAGAAACAAAACTAATGGAATCTGTTAAACTTGAGAAATTAATAACCGAATCTAAAGAGGCAAAATTCTGTGATGCCAAAGAAGTTCAATTCTACAGAGAACTTATCAACAATACAAAAATTAAGAAAATTTATCAAGACGGAGTAACTGACTCACTAAAACAAGTATTCCATCAATTTTGGGTTGAGAGTACTGATAAAGAAATGTCAGGGTTTTACGGATTAGAGTCTAAAGAAGGAAGGTCAATCCTTAATAATTTAAACACAAACTTCAACACATTTTGTTTGTTAACCCGAGCAATCAATATTCAAATTGAGAAATTAGGTAAACCCGAAAAGAAATTTGATTTTTCTAAAAAAGAAAACAGAACAATTACAGAAATTAACCGATTGGTTAAAGCGTTAAATCATTTTAAAACAAAAATATTCACAAAAAATAACGAAGAATTTATTAATATCATCAAAGTATTAAAAAAACTATGGGATAGAGGACAAAAGTCTGAAGATGAGGTATTAGATAAATTCCAAAAATATTTTGGAGATTCTGCAAAACTTGAAAAACTTGGGGGTCATGGTCAAAAAATAGACGCATTTAAAGGGGAAGATTTGGCAATCACTTTAAATGGTAAAAGATATAGAACACAAGTTAAACCATATTCCTCAATCACAAAAGAAAACAACACAATTACGGTTAAAGATACTGGTAATGTTCAACCATATAGTGTAGATTGGATGATATTTATTAATACAAAAACAAATAAAATTTTGATTTTTGATAATAAACCAATAAAAAACCATAACCAATATGTGTTTAATGATTCATCATTAATTCACGAAATAGAATAACTAATATATTTATTGACATGGCAGTAATACCGGAACCAGAAAGAAGTAAAATTTATACAAGAATTAAACATCAGTTAGGTGCACCACTAAGAAGTGTTGAACTTGAAGATGAGATGATGGATTCATTAATGGAGTTAGCCCTTGGGGATTACGAAGAGTATATTCTTCAATGGTTAATTGATTCACAATGGGTTAATCTTGTGAATTTAAACATGAACGAAAGGTCAGTTGCAAGAGCCTTAGTCACAAGAACTATGGATTTTGAACAACAGTTCAGTTATGCTTATTCTAAAATTGTTGGTCTTCAAACTGAAGGTCCTTGGGTTTTAAAGAAAGATTATTTTGTTCTTGAAAAGAATGTTCAAACATACGAAATTCCCGCAGGTAGAGAGGTTAACGAATTACTATGGTTTAGTGACCAACCTTGGACCGCCTTTGGAATAGGTGGTATGGGTGGTGGTTTTGGTGGTATCGGTTTAGGTGCCGACCAAGCAGGATTTGCTCAAATGGGTAATCAAGGTTCTTATTTTATGATGTCAGGTTTTGATTATTTAATTAGAATGCAAGAAGCAAATATTCTTAATAGAATATTAGGTGGTTCAATGACATATAGAATAACAGGATTACCTGATGGTAAAAAGTTAATTCACTTAATGAATACCCCTGGTGGTAAATTTAATTGGTCAAGTTATAGTCAATACGTGGGTAAAGCCGTATGGTATTGGTACTATGATGTTGAACCTGATAGTAGAGCCGATTGTTTAAAAAATAATCCTGATATTATTAAATTACCAACAGATGTACCTATTGAAGAATTATCTTGGGAAGACTTAAATGTCCCTGGTCAACAATGGGTGAGAAGATGGTTTACAGCATATTGTAAAGAAACTTTGGCGAGAGTTAGAGGTAAATATAGTGGGAACTTAAAGACACCTGATTCTGAAATTGTAATGGATTACCAAAGTTTACTAACCGAGGCCAAAGATGAAAAATCTAAATTAATAGAAGAATTAACAGGGGCTGAAGGATGGTTAACAAGAATGAGACCCGATAAAGTAATGGAAAGAGAAGCGTTAATCGCAGAAAACTTAAACAAACAAATGAAGTTTAGAGCAATGCCTCGTCAAATATATGTAATTTAAATTTATGGCAATTATAAAAACAATACCCTCAAGAAAAATCATTAATGGTTTAGTTATAGACACATCAGAAATCTCAATAGTTTCTGAAACAAATTACCAAACCAATGGTGAATCTTGTATAGTTGTTAGGGGAGTTTCCGACTCAACAGTTATTTTAGACTCAAAAACAACAGACCATGTTGTAGTAAAATCAATGACAAGACTTACAATCATACCTGACACCGGTAAAATTGATGAGGACTATGATGAAGTAGTCGCAGAAAGATATGCTTGTATTGAATTTAGGTTTGTTGGTGGTAATTGGTATATTTTAAGTTCAGACGGTTTGAAGCAATCCTAATTTTTCTTCCCAATTTTCTTCTGCCATTTCATACATATAATCAGAATTAAGACCTCTTTTTTCCCAATAAGATAATTCACCATCTGATAATGTCATAACTTCTTCCAAACTATCTTGGTCCCCATTACCTAATGGATAACCATTGATTAATTCACATTGTGCCGTTGTAAAAATACCTCTTTCCTCAGGGGTATTAACAATTAACCCATTTCTAACTTCATCTTTAAAAACAACCATTAAAGGTTGAAGTTTTTTATTGAATGTTGCAACTGCTCGTGGTACATTATAGTCGCCTGTCAAATCAGGATTATTATCTAAAATGTCTTTATCTAACATATAACAATTAATCATTACACCATCACTGATTGATTTTGATTTCGGGTCATTAAACAAGTTAAAAGCGTTTGCATCTTTGATTTGTTTTACCGTCATCTTTTGCACATCTCCTTGTGATGATTTGGTTCCATTATTAACATACATAATAACATCACCTAAACTTACATTTAGACTATTTTGTAATGCCAATTCCATATGAGCCATTCTACTCATACTATTACCTGCTTTAGTTTTTGTTGTTAACCTTTTTTTATAATCATCAAGACTTAACTTAACTCTAGCTCTTTGTGCAATTTTAGACAATGGAATTTTTTTATCATAAATGGTTTGAAGATACTCGTAGTAATATTCAACAAATGCTTTACCATCACCTTCCAATAACATTTTAATACCTTTATCCAAAAACGCCTCAATGTACAATGGTAATTTTTTAGATTTAATACTATTACCTGTTAATTTAATCTTACCCTTGGCATCCATAACCGCATAGTTTTTACGAGCCAAATTAATGGTTGACGGCCAAACACCATCAGTATCAAGAGCCATCTCACCTCTCATAAAAATATCATTATACTCCGCAACATCAGCTTCGGGTCCATAATACTCTTTACCCTCTTCAACTTTCCAATTCAATCCACGACCAACATAAACTCGGTCTTTTGCATCATCAGGTGTTGAAAAGTTAACACCGTCTGTATCCATAACCAATGGTACATATCCTTTGGTCATAAAGAATTTAATCATCTGACGAAGATATTGTCTACCCGTACAAGTAATCTGTTCTCCCATGTACATATCACCCCAAGCATAAACCTGAGGGGCAGACAAGGCACCAAACATAGAGTTAATAAAAATCTTAATTGGTAATTGTTTATTACCATACGATTCAGATTTATTACGGTCAATGTTATAATATTCTTCAGCAAGTTGTTTGTACTTAATACGAGTATTACGGAAATAACTTAACATCCCTTTCATAGCTCCCGTCACATCACAATCAGGAAATACATCATGTACCAACTGAATAGAAGGATATAGGGACGAGAAATCCAGTTTAAGTACATTCTTACTATAACCAACCTTAAGTAGTCTAGAAAGACCTCCTACGAAGTCAGTCTTTGATTCTTTGGCAGGGATTGCAAGTCCATGTTTGTAAGACCATGCTAACATTAACATTTTCCACAATGTTGCGGTACCCATTGTTGAAACCCTTTCATATGTTGTTGGAATCATTGCAGCCAACAAGAATGAACCTTGGTTGAACTCTTGGTCAACTTTAAGGGTTTCATCTAAGTCATCGTCAAGATACATCTCAACTAACTTATCTCCTGTTATTTTATTGTAGATATCACTTCGTTTCTCACAAACCGCATCAATTTTAGAATCAATACCAACTTTTTTATACTTACCATTTTGAATGTTTAACCAAAAGTCTTCTTTCTTTGTATAGAATGGACCAATATTTAAATGGTCAATATACACACGGTCAGGTGCTTCCGCATTAATGTATTGGGTAATGTATTTCAAACCAGCAGCTTTGATACTTGAGTTAATTGCTTGCGCTCTACGAACAGCATGAATTATATCAATAACATTGTAACCCCAAATAGAAGTTTGAGTATAAGACTCAACCTCATTGGCGAGTTTTAACATACTATCTTTTCTTGTAAATGAATGGTCGGGATGCAATGATTTACAAATTTTCTTTGGGTCAATATTTAAAATCTTACATCTTTCAAATATCCAATGCCAGTCAAAGTTTGCAGAATTATAACCACCAATAATACTTGGTTTAAGTTCGTTAATTACTTTGAAAAATTCAATGATGGCATTTCTCTCTTCAGATTCATCCACACATTCAATAACTCTATGGTAACCTTTATTGGTTTTAATTCCAATCATGAAGATACGACCATCTTGAGGTTCAAGAGCAGTCGTCTCCAAGTCATATACCATTCGGGTAACTTCTTCGTAATTCTCAAATCCTTTGAATAATCTTTTTTCTTTGGATATTAAATATTGTTCTACAGGAGGTAGAATTATTACTTTGTCTTTGGTTTTATCTCCCCATGGGTCACATCCGCCTTCTCTAAAGAATTGGATAAGTTCTCTATAACCTTTAAGTGATTTAACCATGAAAGTCATACCCTTTTGTAATCTTTCATTACCGTGGGTTTCTAATTTTTCAATCATAATACCATGTTTGGTCATGGCTTCTTTTTGAGCTGCTTTGGAACCTTTGTAAAAATTAATTTGACGTAAGTCACCTACCCAAGCAAATGGGGTAAATGTATCTTTACGGATTTCTTTTCCTTTACCAGGAATCTCTTTAATTTTGTAGATGCAGTTCTCACGATAGTCGTACTCAATGGCAACTATAAATTCTTCTGGGTCGTTTCCATGTAGGAACGACTCAATGTATTGGTCTGTAAACATATTTTGTGTAGGAGTGGTTTATTGGCAATCACGTCATTGTGAAGTTCACCTTACTCATTGTATACAAATATAGAAAATTAAAATGGTTAGTCAAATTCTATTAACTAAAAAACCCAACACTTTTATGTTGGGTCATTCATTAATATTTGTTGATGTTGTGTTTTGGTTTTCTATTGTAAGTTTTTTTACTTTTTTGAATTGATGGTCTTGAAGCTGCCCATATTTCTTGCATTGTGAAAGTTACTGTTGTCATGATTTCTGTGGGTGTTAGGGGTTGTTGTTATTGAGTACAAAGATAGTAAACTATTTTAAACCTACAACATAAATCTTGGACTATTTTTAGTTTTTCCAAAAGTTTTTAGGTAATCACCATATTCTGAAAATACGGAAGTAACTATTGTATAGTTTATTAAGTCTTCCGTGAATAACAAAAATTCAATAAAATTCATATATTGAGGTAAATTTAATTCATCACCAACTTCTTTTATAAAAACCACTGAATTTTTGGGATTATTTAAATTTGACATCCTTTTTTTAATAATATAAAAATCATTAATAAATACATTTTTAATTAACCTGTTTGGAACGCCAACTCTATCATAAAATTTAGGATTGTTTAAAAAATTATCCTCATATATTTCAACAATATCTTCAAGAGATTTACTTCCTTGTCTATCTTTCCACTGATGTTTACTGGCATTAAGTGTTATCAAATAACCATCAGTTACAAATTTAGTAACAGGAATAGTAGTACCTACTTCCTCTAAAATTATCTTTGTTAATAAATTAGTTAGTTTCATAAGTTAACAACAAGCAGTTTCTGAAATAAAACTATCTTGGATATTAATATAAAGTTCTTCTCTAATCGGAAGAATTAAATTTCCTTCGTCGTTTTTAATTAAAAATTGTCCTTGATATCGACCCGGTGTATTTGTATCTCTTTCTGTAAATTTAAAATAGATATAATATTCGGGGTCAGAACCTTCAGGTAAAATTAAATTAACTATTTCAGCAGGAGCGGAGACAATTTTAGGAATACCTGTCTCCTCTTCAATCATAGTAAAAAAAATAGTAGAGACCTCCAAGTCTTGCATTAGTTGCATGTAACCGGCCCTACCATCTTTAACTACCTGCATTTTTAACACAGGTAATGTTGCATTCTTTTTAATATAAAATTCCATAACAATAAATATACTGTTATGATTCTTTTCTCAACTCTCTACTATAATGTTCAAATCTATCATGCTCTGTTGGTGTCATAAGTAATAAACCTGGATACAATTCATCTTTTTTAACCAATTGATACATATGACTCATCCAAGTTTGTTCAAATGGGTGTGCCCATGTTGTATCCAAGAACATTTTTTTATTACCAGGTCTACTAACAATTTGAGGCCAATTACAATAGTAAACTTCACCAACAGCGTATGGAATACTTTTGTGTGATAATACCGAGTTAAATTTGGTTTTTGGTGCATTAGGGTCAAGTCCCATCTCAGGAAGTCTTGGTTTACCCGGCCAAAATTCATCTCTAACTGATTGAGGTACATTGTACCACGCCCATTGGGTTCCATTATCACCATAGAACTCAGAATAATTCATCTTTAAGAAATCAAAGTTTTCTTTTTTCATTATTTCTAAAGATTTTGAATATAAGTTTGGTACATATCTGCTAAATCCATTTCTACAAACGGCACCTTCATTTGGATAAAAAAACATATCATCTTCAAAAAACAAATAATAGTCTAAATCTGTTTCTTCAAAATGTTCTGCAATCCATTGTCTTCCTCCACATATACCTAAATTATCTTTCTTAATATGTTCAAACCCATATTCCTCACAAATTTTCAAATATTCTTCAGTAGTTGATAAATCAGAAGAGTTATCTAATAAAAACTTTTTAGTTTTTAAAATGTAATCTCCGTCATACGCCAACATAGAATCAATAAGAGTTCTAAATTGTTTTGGACTATTAAAGGTAATGACATATAATCCAACTTTACCTGTGTCCAATGAATTAATTTCTTTAGTCCCATTTTCATTTTTTACTTTAAGTTCATCGTTTTTTAAACTTTCAAAAAACCCACCAATTAATCCATTTGATTCTATTTCAAAATAGTTAATTAAATCAGAATGTTTATATGACATAATACTAAAGATTGATTCTTCAGTACCCATATACCCCTCTTGTAATGTAGATTTTAATAACCCATAATATATCCCATTAATATCTGAGATTGTATGTGTTGGTCCACCAAAAAATCCTCCTCGAGAAACTTTAGTTACTTTGTTTCCTGCATATTCATTTAATTTTGGGTAATTAAACCCGTGTATTTCAGTCTCTGCATCGTATGGAAAACTAACAAATGAAAATTTAGAAACATATTTTGATAACTTGTCTAAAACTTTATCATGTGTAAAATATCCTGGATGTACCGTATTTGTTAATCCACCATCAATCCAAAACATATATTCTGAATTAAATTGGTCCATAATTCTGGCATCATTTAATAAAAAAACTTTAGACATCACCAAAGGATTGTAATTATCTAATTTTGCTTGAGTTGACTCTGATAACCAACCAACTTGATTATACCATTCAGGGTTAGTCCTAATGTTTTGAATTAAAGGAAAAAACTCTGAATCTGTAAACCAACTTAAAGGTCTAACAATAAACTGTGTATTTTCGTGTTTTCTTTTTTGGAAAACAAATTCTCTTAATTCTTCATCACCAAAAATTATAAGGTTTTCTTCAACCTCTAATAATTTTTCAAATTTGTCTAAATAATGTTGGAATGGTCTACTCCATCCCTCTGTTAGGTTTCCTCTACCTATATCCCAAATACCCGTTACTAAAGTTATATTACTCATATATTCTATTTAATTCTTCTAAAATTTTAAAAAAGCTTATGTTTAATGTAAACATTTCATCCGTTACTCCTGCGGGTGCATTATCTCTACACCACCAAATATCAAAATGTTTTCTTTCAAATAATTCTTTATGGTTAAAATACATCAAAGTCATAATTGGTTCTTCGTGATGTAAATTTTTTGCATCAACAATAGTTTTTTCCGCATAGTCTTCAAACATATTAACTATTTTATCCCATTTATCTCTATGGCCACCAAACAATCCTCCTATAATATGAAGAGACCTATCATACTCTGTGTACCATTTTGGGTCTAAAGTTTGAGACCAAAAGTTTCTATCGTTATCTTTACCAATAATTAAGAATTTATCACCAGTATCTTCAATCATATTATGTAAGAAATCATTATTAAATAAACTACATTCATAATATCTTTGTTCAGGATGAGTTCCACTTAAATATTTGTTAGGTACTAACCCACAATGAGATAATCCTGCGTCAATCCAATAATAATAATCGTAGGACTTATCTTCGTTCCACCACCAATGAAATTTAGAGTATTGAATTTCAACACATCTATCAGACCTTTTAGTCATTTCAACATCTTTATATTCTTCAATTAAATGTTGGAATTTTGTTTTTGAAATATCAAAAATTTCAAATTTTAATTTTTCAGGAGATATTGAATGGGTCTCATAAAAAAATTGTTTTAATGGTTCTATTTCTCTATCTGAGGTATAGCATAAAAAATCTGCGTCGGTCATTTTTAATAAAGAAAGTAAACTATAACTATAGTGCCCTCCCCTACTCATTCTACCTCCAAATTCTGTACCATATAAATCACTATAAATTGATGTAATAAATTTAACTTTAACTGACATATGTAAATTGTTTGTGTTCTTTATTGTTTTTTAAATCTTGTGTTAATGTTCCGTTTAAATATTCCGAAGGTATTTTACAAGGACTATACCCATTCCAATTATAAGTTTGAGTATAAAAATTATTATACTGACCCTGAGATACATCGGACCAACTACTCATTTGAGGGGCGATTGGTAATATTGGAGAATAACTTTGTTTGATTGGTAAAATAAATTGATAGATATAATCATCAATAGCATAATACCCTAAAATTTCAGGTTTCTCCATTTCAATAACATTATCATAAATTGACTTATGATATAATATCATATTAGTTGCAAATATCCCTCGTTCGTGTTCTTTTTTTGGTGGAAGATTTGTTATGTCTAAAAATAACGGTAATTCCTCACTACGATTTACAGGTCTATTTAAAGTGGGAGCAAGATTAATAATCCCAAATTCAAATTCACCTGTTTCAGTTTCAATTTTATTTATCAAATCTTTTGAATATGGTAAGAATGTACAATCATCCTCAATAACCATTACTGATTCATAACCTCTTTCTTTAGCAATTTTTAATATTTCTACATGGGATAATGTACACCCCCCATGATTATTTAAATCAACCGCTTTAAATATTTCATAATCCCAACCGATATATTCCATCTCTTTTTTGATGTGTTCTAATCGGTCAGGTCTTCTTTCTAAATTAACAATAAATTTAGGTATATCGGTAATATTCATTAACTTACAACATTGTGGTTTAATTGACCTGTAATTCTATCACACCACCCTTTTGATTCTGAGTGTGGCCACACAACCCAGTATTCTGGTAATTCGTCTGTTTGAAAATCTCTCCAAACTTTACAATATTTATCAGGGTCTCTCATAAATCCTGCAATTTCATTCTTATCGGCATCTTTTCTAAATAATGTTTTATCTTCTTTACCGTGGAACGCAACAACCCAAAAGTCATAATCAGTTTCAGTAACTTGAGAATATCCAATATCAATACAATGTTTAAACACCATACAGAAACTATCTTTCCATTCTTGTTCTGTTTCAAAGTTATATGGGTTTGGTGGATAATTTTTATCTAAAGTATATTTGTCAATTGCTCTCTTTTCAAATAAAAGACCTGAATATTTTTCATAATCTTTTAAAGTCCTAACAGTTCCAAATCCGTAAGGTCCATCATGTCCTTCTTGTTTTTCACCATCCATTCCAAATAGTTTTCTATTTGTATGGTGAGAATGTTTGTTTTTATCACCCCAAGTTTTATCATCGTCCCATTGTTTTGTTCTACCTTTACGAGTGTATTCGTGGTAAACAACAGGTATGTGAGTATGGAATAAATCATAACCCCAAGTGTAAGCTCTAGCAGCAATTGAAATCTCTTCTCCGTGGAAATAATATTCAGGGTTGTGTTGAACTTCTTTTGAAAATTCTCCTAATGTAAAACAGAAGTGGGCAGAATAGAATCTTGCGGTAACAGGTTTTTTCATTTCTTTCCAACCTGGAATTGTTTCAGGTAAGAAGAATACTGCTCCTTCAGGAATAAATCTATCAAACACCATTCTCCAAGCTTCTTGAGACCTTCCTGCTGGGTCATTTTCAGGGTCAAAAGATGGTACATAACCCGTAAGTAGAGGCTTCTTATAACCATCTTTTTGTAGACCCTTAATCATTTTGATTAGGATATCATCCCAATCCTTAACAAATCTCATATGAGAATCAATTTGTAAGGTATATGTTTCACCGTCATAAAGTTGTTGAGTTAAGTTTCTTGCCCAACAAACTCCTTTGGCTTCTTGATATGGGATATCTAAGATTTTAAATCTCTTATCATCTCTATATTCATCTAAGTTATCAAACCCGTCTTCTTCAGCAAATTGTCTTGCAATTGACAACACTAAATTTTTGGGTCTTTTGGCGTTTGCCAACATATCTTTAATAGTTGGTACTAATTGTGGGTCTCGATAGGACGCAATCTGAATAAAAATTTTCATATATTGTATATTTTATGATAAACATAAAAAAACCCCCGAGAATGTCGAGGGTTTTGAATAATATATTTTATTTTTATTTTAAATTATTAACAACCGTTAGGGTCTGATGAGGTAATTTGTCCTGCACCACCTGTTACTTGATACCAAGCTACACCGTTAGAGTAATAACCATTCGTTACTGGGATTGTTAGTGCAGTATTAACATATAAATATTCACTAACATTAGGACCTACACCACCTGCAACTGTTCCGTAAATTGTGTTAGGTGCGGAACCAAAGTCAATACATGCTAAATTTGCCGTTGTACCTGTACCTAAACTATAAGTGTAATAACCAAATGTAGCTGTTGGTGTTGTTGTTTGTGTTGGTGTCATTGTTGGTGTTGAAGTTTGAGTTACTGTTGGAGTTACTGTCGGTACTACTGAACAAAGTGTGAAAGAACCTATTTGAGCTCCACCTGAACTTAATTGTGTAACAGATGTTCCATCACTAAAGAAACCTGCTAAATCAATCGTAACAGTTCCGTCTGAATTATTATAGAATTGAGTATTTGCGTCAAACAATGCGTTAAATCCGTGTAGTGTTATTGCAACTCCAGACGTACATGCAGTATTTGAAGTACTTCCTGAGAACACATTAAATGCGAAAAGAGGAGATGTTGGAGTTGGTGTTTGAGTTGGAGTTGGTGTTGAAGTTTCAGTATTAGTTGGTGTTTGGGTTGGTGTTCCTGTTGGTGTCTCTGTTACTGTTGGTGTATTAGTTGGTGTTTCTGTAGGGGTTGGAGTATTACTTGATGTTGGAGTTGGAGTAATTAATCCCACACATCCATTAGGGTCTGTTGTAGTAATTTGTCCTGCTCCACCTGATACTTGATACCAATCAACACCGTTAGAGTAATAACCATCAGCAACAGGTGTTGTCAATGATGTATTAACGTATAAGTATTCACCTAAATTTGGTCCTACTCCACCCGCAACTGTTCCATAAACTGTATTAGGGGCTGAACTAAAATCAGCACATGCTTCATTTGTTGTGCTACCCGTACCTAAACTATAGGTATAATAACCAAATGTTGCTGTTGGTGTTGTTGTTTGTGTTGGTGTATTTGTAGGTGTTTGAGTAGTTGTCGCTGTTGGAGTTGAAGTTGGTAATAATGAGCAAAGACTATAGAACCCTAGTTGAGTTCCACCTGAACTTAATTCAGTAACAGATGAATTGTTACTATAGAATCCTGTTAAATCAATTGTAACAATTCCTGATGGGTCATTATAGAATTGAGTATTTGCATCAAATGTTGGATTAAATGCGTATAGTGTTGTTGAAATTCCAGAATTACAAGCTTCATTTGAACTGTCTCCTGAAAATATGTTAAATACTTGAAGAGGTGAAGTTGGTGTTTGAGTTTGAGTTGGAGTTACTGTTGGAGTTACATTCGCCGTTCCTGTCACTGTTTGTGTTTGTGTTTGAGTTGGAGTTTCTGTGTTAGTTGGAGTTTGAGTTTGAGTTGGGGTTTCTGTATTAGTTGGAGTTTGTGTTTGAGTTTGGGTTGGTGTTTGAGTTGGAGTTTGAGTTGGAGTTTCGGTGTTAGTAGGGGTTTGAGTTTGAGTTGGAGTTTCGGTGTTAGTAGGAGTTTGAGTTTGAGTTTGCGTATTAGTAGGAGTTTGAGTTGGTGTTCCAGTTTGAGTTGGGGTTTGAGTCGCAGTCGTACTCGGCGTAGGAGTTTGAGTTTGAGTTGGAGTTATAGTTGGGGTTTGAGTCGCAGTTGGAGTTGGCGTTGCCGTTTGACCAACAGGAGGAAACGCACCTTGATTAAACAAAGAAACCGAATTAACATAAACAGGAGATATTGAATATGTATTATTAATTAACCAAATGTTTTTTGTTTGGTTAGGGTTCAATTCAACTTGATACTCCCAAAGAGAGTCATCGCATCTTCTATAATTAAAGTTCACAATTGTTGAACCGGTGTTCGTTAAAGTATATTTACTACATGCCATGGTATATTTCTATTTTCTTATAAATACTACGATTTATTCTAATTTATTAAATAGGGTTTAAATTTTATATTTTTATTACCTATTATTAAGATAATTGGTTTATTGTAACATATGTCGATGGAATTAAAGGTCTAACATATGGTGATGATGAAGCGGGTACGGTGAAGACTTTAGCGGTGTCATCCGCCGATGCAAAGACAAGTTCAATGTATTGACCAGCGGTTAAATCAAAATAATATGGGATAAAAGGTAATGTTTTATCTGTATTATTAACTAAAACAATTTCCCCTGCACTATCTGTTACATCAACACCATCAACTCTAACCCAAAAAACAATTGTTGCTGCACCACCTGCAAGTGTTGCTTTCCCTAATTGATAAGATACTCCCAATTGGTAGGTACCGTCTAAGTCAACATAAATTTTTGAATTGTTAACCAATCTAATATTTGATTCATTTACAATAGTGTTTAGTAATACAATTGATGGTGTATTAGACCCAGAAACTATTTGTGTCTCGGTATTATAGTAGGCAGCATTTGCTTTATGTGCAATCTGAACATAATCAACATGATAAGTCACTCCACTTAATTCTACGGGTAGTACCATAGTATCGGTCACTCCTGTTAATTGTGGTAATTCGCTAATTGTTTTTCCTGTCAACATATTTTTGTGTTTTTAATTAAATTTTAGATATTCGTCATTCCCAACACTAAGATATTCGTTTGGAATATCAATTAGGATTGGGTTTATAAGAACTATAGGTATTTCTGTTGGGGTTGGGGTTTGAGTGTAGGTTGGCGTTTGAGTAGGTGTTCCTGTATTAGTAGGTGTTTGAGTTTGAGTAGTCGTTTGTGTTTGAGTAGGTGTTCCTGTATTAGTAGGTGTTTGAGTTTGAGTAGTCGTTTGGGTTGGAGTTTGTGTTAAAGTTTCCGTATTAGTTGGAGTTACACTAGGTGTTTGAGTCGGAGTCACAGTAGGTGTTGTCGTATTGGTTGGTGTTGGAGTTGGAGTTGGTCCTAATATGGCAATTGTATAGGTATACGCATATGTTGGTACATAACAATTATATGTCCCATAATAATAATCCGCAACATAGCTAAATGGAAAAACTTGATACCCTAAATCTACGGTACCTCCCGTTTGAGGAAAGAACGTAACTTCGGTTGTTAATCCACTCAAATTTACACTAGAAATTAATACACCACAATCTGCCATGTTAATAAATATAGACACTTTTTACTTTATAATTCATTATCCACAAATTCCGACATTAATAACTTGATTACCCCCTAATTGTATAAATGTGGCACCATCGGATATTGTAAAATTGGTACCATTTGGTGGTATTGTTAAAGATTTATCACCATAAACATAATCACCTTTAACTAAATTTGAAAAAAGTTTTGATGTATAAATGGTCACATTTGCTGGATTAGCCGTCATATTAACAGAACCACAAACATCTTGATACCAACCTCCTGTTCGTAAATTATACATAAAAACAGTTGTTGGTGTAACAGTTGGTGTTGGTGTAACAGTTGGTGTGGGAGAAGTAGATGTTGGTGTTGGTGTTACTGATGTTTGTGTTGGAGTTGAGGTGACGGTTGGTGTAGGTGTTGTTGACGGACATAATCCTACAAAGACAATATCTAAAGGAGCACTATAACTTTCAACAAGAATATCTTTTGCACAAACATATTCGGTTTTAAGTGGGTCTATAGTACTAACACTAACAATATCAGTACATCCTGTCCATCTATAATAACCTTCTTGTACGGTATTATAATTTGTTATCCTAAAATAATTACAGTCTGTTGTGTTCATTTCTATATTTGAACCATTGTTATAATAACAGATGGAATTGCCGGTCTTATTGGTGTTATTCTTGATGGGTTTCCGTATATGATTATTTCAGTATCCGTTATTGAAAACATAATTTCCAAATTTTCACCCGCTGATAATGTTTCCACAAAATTCCAAGCTGCCACCACAAGTTGATTATTATTAGCGAATGTAATATCAGTTGACGACCAATCAACATTAACACCATTTTTCCTCAACCATATTGTAATACTTTCTGATGACCCTCCTTGTTGTTTTTGTAATTGAGCGGAAAATTGTATATTAAATGTTCCACCACTTTGAACTGTCATTTTTGACCCATCAACAACCGTTATCCCATTATTAGAGGATGTTGTCGAAGCACTCATAGAATATGCAGTATCAGGTGTTAATCCTGATATACTATTTTCTTGATAAAACGAACCATATAATTTACCGCTCGCCATATAACCTCTTTTAATTTTATATGTAACACCATCTTGAGCAACAACATATTCAGCATTCGATGTCGTGGCGGTTATTTCAGGTAATTGTGATATTGGTAAATTCGGCATATTCTTTTTATTTTATAAATATTATTAAGTTTAGGTTACGAAAATATTAAAACCATCTTCTTGTTGTATGGTAAAATAATTTTCTTGAGCCAAGAAAACTAATTCAGTTGGTGTTGGTGTCGGTGTTGGTGTTTCGGTGTTAGTCGGGGTATTAGTATTTGTTGGAGTTGGAGTTTGGGTCTCAGTATTTGTTGGTGTTTGAGTTGGAGTTTCTGTTTGAGTTGGTGTCGGTGTTGGTGGAATATCTCCAATTGTTATAATTAAAACATCAGATGCTTGCAATGGAACACCTCCTGGTGTTACACCAATTGAGCTAGGTACAACAGTCTCTGAATCCACTAAAACATTTCCATTAATTTTAATTTGAATTGTTACAGAACCTGTACCATTTAACGCAATTTGAGGTGAATTAGAAGTTAACCCATGATTTGCAAAAAGTACTTGGCCACCACCATTCAAAGGCAATGAACTTGTTGAATCAAATAATGGTATTTGTCCACTGTTATCCGCAAAGGCTTCTATTATTCCGTTTGTTGAATTATTGATAAATGTTACATTATAATTAGGTGTAGGTGTTGGTGTTGGTGTACTAGTTGGGGTCTCTGTATTTGTTTGAGTTGGTGTTTGAGTTGGTGTTTTGGTATTTGTAGGTGTAGGTGTTTGAGTCAGAGTTTCCGTGTTTGTTGGGGTTGGGGTAGAAGTTCCTGTCTCAGTATTCGTAGGAGTCTGAGTTTGAGTTGGTGTTTGAGTTTGGGTTGGAATTGGACATAGATTATAATTACCCACAATATCCCCATTTGAATTAAGTTCAACAACAACATTTGAATAATTGTAATAACCTATTAAATCTGTTGTATTACCACCAAATTCTGAATCATAGAAAAATGCGTTTTCATCAAAATTAGAGTTATCCCCCCATATTGTAGAATTATCTAAACATGAACATGCATCAACTTGTGTCAATCCATAACAACTAACAAATTCGGTTCTAGACCTTGTAGGTGTTGGTGTTTGCGTTGGAGTTTCTGTATTAGTTGGGGTTTGTGTAATTGTATTAGTTGGGGTTTGTGTCATTGTATTAGTTGGGGTTTGTGTCATTGTATTAGTAGGGGTTTGAGTTGGTGTCATTGTATTAGTTGAGGTTTGAGTTGGTGTCATTGTATTAGTTGGTGTTTGAGTCATTGTATTGGTTGGAGTTTGAGTTGGTGTTTTTGTATTAGTTTGAGTTGGGGTTTGAGTTTGAGTTGGAGTTTTTGTTACGGTATTAGTAGGGGTTTGAGTTGGGGTTGGTAAAGGACAACTACCTAATAGTGTAATATTACCATCCCCGTCGGCAATTTGAACAGATTCAGCACAAATAACTTGAGTAGCATACACATCTAAGAAGGTATCAAAAGCAAATCCATCGCAATCAATACCAACAAAGGTTGTTTGATTTTGAATTCCACCAAATAACAAATAACTCTTACATGAAGAATTACTTGGTGTTATTGTAGGAGTTGATGTGTTAGTTGGAGTTTGATTTGGGGTTTTAGTATTAGTTGGTGTTACCGTAGGTGTTGTTGTGTTAGTTGGTGTCATTGTTGGAGTTTTAGTATTGGTTGGTGTGTTTGTTGGCGTCTTAGTTGGCGTCTCAGTATTAGTTGGAGTTGCGGTAGGTGTTAATCCTACAGTAACTGAAGGAGTTGGTGTTTTTGTGTTTGTTGGGGTAGAAGTTTGCGTATTTGTTGGTGTTTGTGTATTTGTTGGAGTAGAAGTTTGTGTATTTGTTGGAGTAGGAGTTTGAGTTTGAGTCATTGTTGGTGTCACGGTTGGACATGGATATAATGTATATCCTAAGTCATTACATGGTACTGAAATGTAAATTAAATCATTATTTGGAATAATGATTCTACAATTTAAACAATTAGGGTCAAGTAGGTCATACTTATATTTTAATATTCTAAAATTATGTTTAATTTGAGAGGCATTTAATGGTTCGGTGTACATTCTAAATGCACTGATATCCCCAATCAAACTACCTCCAAATATTTCTTCCAACCTAATTTGAGTTGTAAGTCCTGAATATTCGGTATGTGTTAAATCATTTGTTGTTAAACATTCAGGGTCTTGTTGATATGTAATACCACTTAACTCGGCAGGACATCCTGCAGAAAAAGTAAGATTATCATGTAATCCTTGAGTTCCCCCACCCACAGAGATGTTATATCCAACACCAATTTGTTTTTCTTTTTCAACATTAAGAAGTCTTGGGATAATTTCTTCAAAGTTTTCCGCAACCATAAACAATTTACCGTTAACATAAAATTTAAGATTACCTAATCTATATTTTTGTTCTTCGGTCCACATATCGTTAAATGTAACGACTTCGGTATATGGTGGGTTATAAGGTTGTTCGTGTGTCAAAGGTGGTTCAACTAATGTAGGACTTCTGTTTTCAATAGTTGCAAAATATTCTTGTTTAACTAATAACCCAAGACCACCCTTTTCATATAGGTCACATTTATCAAACCATTCTTTTCTTTGGAATACCGCATCAATTTGAACCCAATGTTCTACATTAGGGTATGTGGTTCCACTACAATCACTAAAGATACCTCTGGTTGAACACCATTCGGTAACTGAGGTTCCTGTATGATATGTTAATCCTGTAAGACAAGTTCCACTATGTTCACATCCTCCGGTAATTCTATAAGTCTTAACACATAACCTTGGGTTTCCTGTATCACCACTAAGTCTAAGAGATATACCATTTGAGACTCCATCATATAATGGGTCTTTTTCAGGGTATTTGGCGGTTGTTTGGCAATCACAAGGACATCCACAAGTACAATGTGTTATTGTTCCTCCTGATGGTTGATAGACTTGAAGACACTCTGATGAGGTATTGGCACTACTTGCACATCCACAAGTATGCATACAAGTTAATCCTGATGTTACTCTTGTATAACCTGTGTCTTGTTTTGGTGAACCGTCAGCATAATGATAGAATTTATTTTCAGCTCTTGCCCCCATATAAAAGAATGTTCCTTTATTGTCAGGATAACGAGCGTTTAATCCAACATTAGTATCACCTGTCCATCTATATTTCAATACAAACTCCGCAGTCCAACCTAATGAAACTCTTTGAGGGAATACTTGATAATCATAATCAGATAATTTATAAAATCCTTGGAAGAACCCACCATTTAATCTTGCAAAATATCCAACAGGTGTTCCATTGGTGACATAAGACATGTCATATGAATATGAATTATCGTTCCATAATCTATTTTGAGTTGTAGTAAATCCTGTGATAGGATGCATTTTCATTCTCCTATCGTATTTGTATCTACTATATGTGTCAGCAGATGAAGTATAAAGTCCTGTAGTAATTTGAATTGTCTCACCTGACATATTCTTAACAAGACCATTATCTATACCAGTTAACCCAACGTCACATAAATTTGTAACTACAGGACAAAAGTTTGGGTCAAGGTGGTCAGGGTTCCAATAATTTTCAGATACGATAGTATTGGTATCAAAATTACATCCACCTGTTTGACAAATTGTGGTACCCGAACTATTAAAGTCAAACTTAAATGGCATTCTATTACCATCGTCCTCACCTATTAATAATGGGGAGAATATCACCTCTTGGTCATAGTCTTTCTCATCTGATGCGAGACATATGTCCGTGATTTCGTTGACGGGTTTAATACCCCATCTCCTAAAATTATATTGATTAATATTTTGATATGCCATAAACTAATGATAAATACCTTGTTTCAGAGTATTTATATGTTAAAAGAAAAGATGATTGCCACAGATAACGAATTTTACTCATCACCGTATTATTTTCTCCTAAGAGATAAAGGGAGCAAATATTCTCTATATTTCTCTGTAGAGGGTAATTTGACTGAAGCTCGTAAAAAAGACGAGGTAATTCACTTTGAAAAAAGTAAGGGTGAGAAGGTAAAAAAACATTTGAAAAAAATTGCACAGGAGAAAAAAATCAAAGATACCAAAACATTAAAAACTGATTTGGAAGAATTAGTAAATGATGATGGTGCAATGTCAAATTCCGCAATTCCTATTTTGGACCCAAAACTTCATCCAAGAAAAACAATGGACCAAACGGTAGCTGCCGCCAGAATTACAAATGACCCAATCTCTCGTGGATATAGAACTTACTATGGTGAAAGTGAAATGAAAGAAATTGATATGTCAGGAGCTTTTGGATATGAAGAAACTGAAAATATGGATGGGCCAGAAACATATGAATATTTAATTAAAAATATGGGTATGGAACCTGATGATGCAAAGGAAAGAACAAAACAACAAGGTAAAGACCCTTCAGGTAAAAAAGATAAAAAATCACCTTACTATAAAGATAAGAATTTTATTACAAGAGCGACATTATCTGAAATACAAAAACAAAAAGCCATCAAAATGGTTGAGTATTTATTAACTAAAAAAAGTTCGTCTGATGATGCCGATGTTAATAAAAAAGAACTTGATGCTTCTAAAATATTAAAAAGAAATATAAATAGTCTGAAAAAACAAGCAGAAAAAGAAGGTTTGTCTATTTCTGAATTAATTAAATTATTAAAGAGTGAATAAAGATTTATACGGTTCGGCGAAAGGGGAAATTGAATTTCCTAAAGACAAACAAGAACATATGAAAAAATGTTTTCGTATAGTTAAAAATGCTGATGAAAATACCGAAGGATTTAATAGAAACCAAGAATTACAAACACAAAATTTCATTGAATACCGACAATTAAAAAGAATAAAAAACTTTTTTGATAATTTTAAAGGTAATCACCATGAAGCTCCATTTATATTAAATGGTGGAGTTGTAATAAAGAATTGGGTTGAGAATGAATTAAGAAAAATGAGGGATTACAATAAAATGACCAAAACTAATAAAATGGATGCTGGAATGCAAAACCAATTTATTAAACCTCACGAAAAGAAAAATTTTACAAATGTAAGACCTTCTCAAGAACATACAAGAACTGTTGACAGATATAATTCGGCAGTCACTGAAAGTCTTAAAAGAATAAACGAAATAATTTCAAAACTATAATCATGGCAAACGAACTAATTGTTGATTTAAGTCAAAATGAACCAAACGCTCTTACCGCGATAGCTGATGCCGAAAGAGCAAAATTAATACCTAAAAATGATTACAACGAAGCAGGTAATCCATATTCTTCAGTAAACAAAGACGCGGTTGCGGACGGAGATTCAATGGGAAGAGGAACAGGCTCATTTTTAGATGTTTACAATGTAAACGCAGGTACTATTAATGATGTGATAGAAAGAAAAAGCGAAATCAAAATTAATAAATTTAACTCATCAAAAACATATCCTAATTTCTAATGAAATTAAAAGATACTCTTAAAGGTTTAATATGCGAAATTGCCTCTATTGATAGTGTTGTTGACGCTATTAAACAGAGACAAAAAGTTATTGTTTATTACGATGGTGATGAACCAGGAGGTAGGGGTATTAGAGAAATTGAACCTGTTTGTCTAGGGGTAAGTAAAGCAGGTAATAAAGTTTTAAGAGCATGGGATGATGAAGGTGCTTCCCATACCGCATATAAAGGTGAACAGCCCTTACCAGGGTGGAGACTTTTTAGATTAGATAAGATATTATCAATTAAACCAACAGGTGAAGTTTACAATACTCCAAGACCTAATTATAATTTTAACGGTGATAAGAGTATGGTCAGTGTAATTATCAATGCAAAATTTGATAATCAACCAACAGTCCCACAACCATTACCAACTAATCCAACACCTGCAACGCCAACAACAACACCAACACCAGAAGAAAACATTACATAATATGAACGAAAATGATTTAATGAGTAGATTAGTAGCGTCTAAGGCTATTATGGACAAAACAGACAATATTAAGGGTAGTCCTACCAATTCACAACCACAAAATATGGTTCAAGAATTTAGTATGCCACAAGCAAAATATAATATACCTCAAGAATTTCTACAAGAACAACCATCTATGGGACAAGGTCAACAACCTTATTTGTCAGAACTTCCAAGAGTGAATACAAAACCAGTAGGTAATACAAGTGTTGATGCCATTAAAAATTCAAAACTACCTGACGAAATTAAAAGATTAATGATGGAACATCCTATTAATCAACCACAACAACAAGAAGCAACATTATCTAATGATTTAATTGAAAGGGCTACAAGGTTAATGAAAACTGGAAATGAAGGCAACTATGTTTCCGAATCTACAAAAACCACACAACAACCTGTATCTCAAACTCAAAAAAGTACAGGAGAGGGAATTAACTACAGATTAATTCAAAAAATGATTAATGAGGCGATTACCAAAGCGTTAAAAGAAAATGGGTTAGTCACAGAAAGTGCTGAAAAATCTAATGAAATCTTTAGTTTTAAAGTTGGTAAACATGTGTTTGAAGGTAAAGTAACCAAAATTAAAAAATTATCTTAACGCCTTTTCTTATTTGACTTAAATTCTTATACTTTTGAGTATAAAATAAATTTATGTCAAAAATTAAAGTACTAGTAGTACCATCCGATAGAACAGGAGTTGGTAAGTTTAGGTCAGTAGACCCTCACATTTTTTTACAAAATCAATATCCTGATGATTTTTATGTCGATATTGTATATGACCCACCATTTGACGATATTAATTATTGGACTCAATACCAAATAGTATCATTCCATAGAAGTATTGGGCCTGATTTTGAAAGGGCCAAACAACTTATTGAAAAATTAAATTCTTTAGGGGTAATTACTATTTGTGATATTGACGATTATTGGATGCCAGGAAAAGAGCACCCAATTCACGATATTATTAAAGTTCACAAAATCAACGAAAAGATTGTTGAGAATTTAAAAGTTGCAAAGTATGTAACAACTACAACCACAATATTTGCCGATGAAATCAAAAAATTAAACAAGAATGTTGTTGTATTCCCTAACGCAATTAACCCTAACGAATCTCAATTTAAAGAACCAACATTAGAGTCTAATAAACTTAGAATTGGTTGGTTAGGTGGTTCTTCTCACTTACACGACATACAATTGTTAGACCAAGGGTTTAGTAAAATAAAATCTCTTAAAGATAAAGTTCAATATGTTCTTTGTGGTTTTGACACAAGAGGAACTGTTACTGAAATTAACGCTCAAACAGGAGAACAAACAAAACGAAATATTCTTCCACATGAAACCGTTTGGGCTCAATATGAAAAAATATTTACACAAGATTATTCTATTGTATCAGATGAATATAAAAAACATTTGGTAAACTACAATCAAGATATCTATACAGGTGATTTAGATGAATCATATGTTAGAGTTTGGACAAAACCTGTAACATCATATGCTAAAAATTATTCTAAGTTTGATGTTTCTTTATCACCAATTAAAAACACTATGTTTAATAGAATGAAATCTCAATTAAAAGTAATTGAGGCGGGATTCTATAAAAAGGCTTTAATAGCATCTGATTTAGGACCATATACTATCGACTTAAAACATTGTTTAAAAAATGGAGAGTTTGTTGATGGAAACGCTATGTTAGTTGATGAAAATAGAAATCATTCTGATTGGGCGAAATTTATTGAAAAGTTAGTAAAAAACCCTAACTTAGCAAAAGATATGGGTGAAAGACTATATGAGACTGTAAAAGACAAATATGACCTTAACATCGTAACAAAAACAAGAGCGGAATTCTATAAATCAATTGTATAATGATAAACATACCTTTAACTAAAATTTTATTCTTGGATATCGAAACTGTCGGTGTCCAACCTGATTGGGAGTCACTTGAATCTAATAGACCTGAATTGGCATTCCAATTTAGAAATTACCACGATTGGTTTCAAAAAAGATTCCCTGAAGACGCTGACAAACCTGTGGGTGAAATGTTTGTAAACAGAGCTGCATTAGTTCCTGAGTTTGCAAGAATTGCTTGTGTTAGTGTTGCCTTTGTTACTGAAAAAGGTGAAACTAAGATGCAATCATTCAGTGACCCTGATGAAAAAAAACTATTAGAAGATGTTCAAAAACTCTTACATAGAGTTGGTGAATTAGGTTTCTTTTTATGTGGTCATAATGTTAAAGGTTTTGACATACCAATGTTGGCAAAAAGAATGATTATGAATGGAGTTCTTCCTCCTAAAATATTACCAGGTCACGATACCAAGCCATGGGAAATCAAAGCTCTTGACACTAAAGAACTTTGGCAATATGGTGGTTATGGGTCTATTGCATCGTTAGAACTTATGTGTGTTTGTTTAGGGGTTGAATCTTCTAAAACAATGGAAATCACAGGTAATAAAGTTCATGACGCTTTTTGGGTTAAAAAAGATATTGAAGGTATTGTAAAATATTGTGAAAAAGATGTGTCGGTATTAATCGACGTAATTAATAAATTATTAAAATTAAAGTAATGACTGAAAATTTAGGTATAAGTCCAGAAGGGTGGGCTCAAATACAAGAACAATTTAAAAACATAATATCGGAAGCGGGTGTTGAACCTGAGGAAACTTATCAAAAAGAGTTAGAAGAAATTTTTGGTATGTCTATAGAAGAAATGAATCGTGATACTGAAACCGCAATTAAAAGTAAAGTTTTAGGTGTTGAGTTAATTCACCCTGACGCCAAGTTTCCATCATACGCATATAAATCTGATTCAGGATTTGATTTACATTCAGTTGTTGATTGTATTATTCCACCATCAGGTAGGGCTCTTATTCCGACAGGTATTAAATTATCAATCCCTGACGATTGTGAAGTTCAAGTAAGACCTAAAAGTGGGTTGGCAATTAATCATGGCCTAACAGTATTAAACACCCCTGGTACTGTTGATTCAGGATATAATGGTGAAATTAAAGTTATTGTCTTGAACGCAGGTGGAGAAGCGATTAGTATTAATAAAGGTATGAAAATTGCTCAAGCCGTTTTATGTCCTGTATTCACAGGAAAATATGTTAGATTAAATCGATTAGATAAAATCGAAGACAAAGATAGAGGTGATAATGGTTTTGGAAGTACAGGATTAATATAGTTTATGATTACAGTAGGATATTCAACAAGAGAATCTAACCCAGAGTTTATTGAATACTTGAAAAAAAGTTCAGGATTTAAAAAACTTGAGGTTATTGAAAAAGTTAATAATGGTGAGAAATCTCTTTCTCAAGTGTATAACGAAATATTATCTGAAGCAAAGACTGACATAGTTGTTCTTTGTCATGACGACATTTATTTTGACACCAGTTCTTGGTATCACAAATTACTTAAACATTTTGAAAAAAGTGATTTTGGAATTATAGGAATGGCAGGAACTACCGAAATGCCTTCTAGCGGTATGTGGTGGGAAAACAGAAAAAAAATGATTGGTATTGTTAATCACGAAAGTGATGGAAAAAAATGGGTATCAAAATATTCTGATGATTTAAATAATAAAATTAAAGAGACCGTAATTGTTGATGGTCTTTTTATTGCCATTAGTAAAAAAAGAATTAAACATAATTTTGTTGAGGACTTTAAAGGATTCCATTTTTACGATATCCCGTTTTGTTTTCAAAATCATATTGATGGTGTTAAAGTTGGTGTAATAACTAATATAAGAATGACTCATAAATCAATTGGTCAGACTAACCAACAATGGGAAGATAACAAATTATTATTTGCAGAAAAATATAAAGAAAATTTACCTTGTAAAATTCCATATAATTTAAATGATAAGGTTAGAGTTTTATTATCTTGTTTAAATTTTAAAACTTTAACAGGTTCTGAATTATATGTTTTTGAATTGGCAAAAGAATTAAAAAAACTTAATTGTAGTGTAACAGTTTTATCCCAAATAGGTGGCCCATTAACTGATATGGCAAAGAAACTTGGTATTAAATGTTTATCATTTGAAGAAGCCCCCGGATTTAAGATGGGTGATGGTAAATGGGGGGTTAATGGACCTAATGGTTATGAAGTTTCAAAAGAAAATTCAATGTACCGAATATCTGAAGTTAATTATGACATCATACATATGCAACACAAACCTGTTGCGGAAAGAATGTTACAATTTTATCCTGAATTAAATAAAATATACTCAATACATTCTGAAGTTATTGAATTAGAAAATCCAATAAAAGATGATACAATTAAAAAATATATTGCAATCAGACCTGAGATTAAGGATTACATTGTAAATAAATTTGAAATACCTGAAGAACAAGTTGACATAATTTATAATCCAATTGATAGTGATAAGTTTAAACCAAATCCTTTAATTAAAACTGAAAACGCGGTTTTATTTGTTGGGACAATTGATTACTTACGAAAAGAAACAATTTTGGATTTAATGGAAAGAACTAAAGAAGAAGGTAAAGAACTTTGGTTAGTCGGTGAGGATAAAGGAAATTATTTACAACAAGTATTATTTGAAAAACATGTGAAACATTTCCCAACTACTTGGTCTGTTGAAAATTTTATTTACAAATGTGAGGAAACCGCAGGTATTCAATTAGGTAGAACAACTATTGAAGGTTGGATGTGTGGAAAACCGAGTTGGATTTATAAAGTAGATTCGGGTGGTTTTATTTTATCAAAAGAAAAATTTAACCCTCCTACAGATATGGAAAAATATTACGCGTCTAATGTCGCAAAACAAATAAAAGAAGAATACCTTAAAAATTTATAATATGACTATAGGCGTTATCGGGGTAGGAAATTTAGGATTATCTTTCGCATTATTATGTGAAAAGGCGGGATACAATGTTTTGGTATCCGACACTAATGAGGATTATGTTTATAATTTAAATCAAGGTATTTGTAAAACAAATGAGCCTTTAATTCAGAAAATGTTATTTGAGGTTTATGATTTTAGTGCAACAACTTCAAATGTGGAAGTCATTGAAAAATCTGATATAATTTTTACGTTTGTGCCAACCCCACCAACTTTAGATGGTGATTATGACACAACAACCCTTTTTGAAATTACTAACGAGTTTTTTACCGCATCTCAATTAGAGATACCAATTTATAATAAAAAATTTGTTGTGGGAAGTACAACTAATCCTGGTGATGTTGAACAAATACAGAATAAACTTAGAATGTTTGATATTCAAGTTGCGTATTGTCCTGAAATTATTTCTCAAAATAGTACCGTCAGTGGTCTTGAAAATTTAGATATTCTTTTAATAGGTACTGAATATCAAGAATTATCAAATGAGTTAATAAAAATTTATGGAAGAATCCAAACAGGCCAGCTAAACGCCCATATTATGAGTTATAAAGCCGCTGAAATTACTAAAATTAGTATTAATTGTATGGTCGCATCAAAGATTAGTTATGCGAATATGATAGGAAATGTTTTAATGAAATCTGGATTAAATGAAGAAATTGACCTTGTTTTAAATGCAATTGGAGGAGATTCAAGGATTGGTAAAAAAAATATGAAATATGGGTTTGGATTTGGTGGACCTTACTTACCAAAAGGTAATCGAGCATTAGTTAAATTTGGAGAAAATTTAGATATGGAATTAACATTACCCATCGCAATAAACAAATTTAATGAAGAACATTTTTTGTTTTTAAAGAATCATTACATTTCCTTAAACCCAAATAAAGAGGTTCCTTTTGTTATGAATTATATTACTTATAAAAAAGGTTCTGATAGTTTAGAGGAATCTCAACAATATAAACTATGTATAGATTTATTAGATGAGGGGTATATGGTTAATTTAATTGAGAGACCCGAGATTATAAAAAACTTAAACACTTTAAGCGAATCCTACAATGGTCGTTTAAAATTTTTCCCAAGGGGGACAAGTCCTGAGGGATTAAAAATTGATATACAATGATAATTTTAACAACAACTTATAATTGTGAAAAATATGTAGAAAAATCTTTATTGTCTATAATGAGTCAAAATTTTAAAGATTTTACATGTTATATCACTGATGATATGTCAACTGATAATACTGTTGATATAATAAAAAATACAATTAATGGTGATTCTCGTTTTATTTTAATTGAGAATCAATCAAAAATGTATCAAGCAGGTAACTATGACCAAGTAATAAGACTTAGAGAAATACCTGATAATGAAATTTGTGTTGAGGTAGATGGTGATGATTGGTTACCAAATTCAAATGTTCTTACTTTAGTTAATGAAGTATATCAAGACCCTAATGTATGGATTACAAGTGGTTCATTTAAATACCATGATGGTAGACCAGGATTTGCAAATCCACCCACAAATTTTACAAACATAAGAAAGCAAGCATTTACTCTATCGCATTTAAGAACTTGGAAATCTTGGTTATGGAAAAAAATCAAAGAAGAAGATTTAAGAGACGATGATGGTAATAGATGGGATATTGCTTGTGATTTGGCGTTTATGTTCCCTATGGTTGAAATGGCGGGTGAGGAACATTTTAAATTTGTATCGTCAATTAATTATATCTATAATGATTTAAATCCTCTAAACGAGCATAAAGTTGATTTACCAAAAGTGTCATCAACAGCAAATATCATTAGAAATAAACCATCATATAATAAATTACAATAGTGAAAATTTCAATCTGCATTCCTACTTGGGAACAATATGGTTATGGGACTGGATTTTTAAAAAATAATTTTGACAAATTTTTAAATCAAACATATAAGAATTTTAATGTTATTATTTCCGACCATAGTAAAAATAATGAGATTAAAAATCTTTGTGAGTCATATTCCGATAAATTTGAAATTAAATATTTTAAAAATGATAAATTATTAGGTAATGGACCGGCGAATACCAATAACTCAATTATTCACGCCGATGGTGAAATTATTAAAATAATGTTCCAAGACGATTTTTTTTATGATGATACATCATTAGAATTAATTAGTGAGGAATTTAAAAAAGATGAATGTAAATGGTTAGTTAATGGGTGTAATCATACGAATGATGATGGAAATACTTTTTATAATTTTATGAGCCCTTCATGGAATGATAAAATTGCAATAGGTGTTAATACAATTAGTTCCCCGTCGGTTTTATCTTTCAAAAATGAAACCCCTTGTTTATTTGACGAAGAATTAACTATGTTAATGGATTGTGAAATGTATTATCAACTTTACATCAGATATGGTTTTCCTAAAATTATTACTAATTGTTTAATCACAAATAGAATGCATCAACATCAAATTAGTAGTTTATACAAAAAAGATATGCATTTGGAAATAAATCACGTAAGAAACAAACATAACATATGAAAACAAGTAAAGTGTACATTAACATTCCAGCCGGAGTAGCTGCGGGTGGTGTTGAATCCCTATTTCAATTAGCGGATGCAATTAACAATGTTGGTGGGGAATCAATTGTATTATGGGATATCCCATATGCTGACCCAATCCCTGCAAAATATAAACATTATAATATTCAACATTCAAAAGATGTTGAAGACATTTCTGATAATTGGGTTATCTATCCTGAAGTTTGGACCGAAAAATTAGACACCTATAAAAATATGAAAAAAGCCATATGGTGGTTAAGTGTTGACAATAACCATGGTAAATTTCAAGATTTTTCAAATTCAAATATTACTCATTTTTACCAATCTTTTTATGCCTTGGATTTTTTACAAAAAAATGGTGTGGAAAAATATCTTCCATTATTTGACTATATCCCATCAAAATATATTGAATCAACTTACGATATAAACCAAAAGAAAAATATTGTTTGTTATAACCCTGTTAAGGGTCTTGGAGTTACCAATCAAATTAAATCATTAAATCCTGATATTGAACTTGTACCTATTGTGGGTATGGATGAAAATCAAATAATTGAATTATTAAAAACAAGTAAAATTTATATTGATTTTGGTCATCATCCTGGTAGAGATAGAATCCCGAGAGAATCTGCAATACTTGGAAATTGTGTAATAACTAATTCTACAGGGTCTGCTGGTTTTTATAATGATATTCCTGTTAGTAAACAATTTAAAACATCTAATGTTGAAGAAATTGGAAATACAATTCGTAATTGTTTTGAAAACTTTGAATCCGTTATTGACGAGTATTCTTTATACAGGTCTTCAATTAAAAACCAAAAAGAACAATTACATAATTTAACTAAACAATATTTTTTATAATGATTTTAAATGACGACTTAGGAGTAAATAAAAATGTTTTATACGATATTACATCAAAATATACTGAATCAATATTTGTTGACTTAGGTGTTAGAGAAGGTCTTTCGTCTAAAATAATGTTATCAGATTCTGTTAAAAATAATAATAAAGTATTTGGTGTTGATGTTGATTGGAGTATGTTAAACTCTGAAATTAGTTCTCATCCTAATTATACTACAATTTTAGGCGATTCGTCTACCGTTGGAAAATATTGGGATAAAAAAATAAGTGGATTATTTGTTGACACTTTTCACATCAAAGACCAAGTTTTATCTGAATTATATTTTTGGTATCCTCATCTTGAAGAGGGCGGGTTTATTGCATTCCATGACACAAATTGGCCGATAGGGCAACATGATAAGTATGGAGATATTACTTGGGGTAGAGTTGAAGAAGGGGTTAAATTATTTTTTAATGTTGATTCATTAAACTATGAAGATGAGTTTATTAAAATGAGTAACTATCCTGAGTCTTATGGTCTGACAATTGTTGAAATTAAAAAGAAAAAAGATTACATATCTGAACTACCTAATTGGAAAGAAATCATTGATGGAAGAAATCATTTAATTAGTCTTTTTTGGAACGAAGAAAATAAATCAAATATTAAAATTGACTTAGTATTAAATGTATGATTATGTAATAGTTGGTAGTGGGTTTTTTGGTTCTATTTGCGCAAGAGAACTAACTGATAACGGATATAAATGTTTGGTAATTGAAAATCGTAACCATATTGGTGGTAATTGTCATACAGAAAAAAAAGACAATATAAACATACACACATACGGTCCTCACATATTTCACACTTCAGATGAGGAGATATGGAATTGGATTAACCAATATGTTAAATTTAATAATTTTATTTTAACTCCTGTAGCAAATTATAAAGGCGAAATATATTCATTACCTTTTAGTATGTGGACATTCAATAAATTATGGAATGTAACAACACCTGAAGAAGCTCAAGAAATTATTAAGTCCCAATCAATAGATATTGATGAGCCTAAAAATTTAGAAGAACAGGCAATAAAATTAGTTGGTAAAGATGTGTATGAAAAATTGATTAAAGGTTACACCGCAAAACAATGGAGAAAAGACCCAAAAGAATTACCAAAAGAGATTATTAAAAGATTACCAATTAGGTTTACATACGACAATAATTACTTTAATGATACATACCAAGGAATACCAATTGGTGGTTATACTCAAATTTTTGAAAAATTATTAGATGGTGTTGAAGTTAAGTTAAATACTGATTATTTTAATGATAAAGAATATTGGGATAGTATTGGTAAAAATATAATTTATACAGGTCCTATTGATAAATTTTATAATTATCAATTTGGAGAACTTGAATATAAAACAACAAAGTTTAAACATGTAAAAAAAGATGTTCAAAATTTTCAAGGAGTTGTAATGGTAAATTATACTGATGAGGCCATACCATATACCAGAATAATTGAACATAAACATTTTGAAAAAACCGAATCACCGGTAACTTGGTTAACTTATGAATATCCAATTGAATATCAAGCGGATAAAACTGAACCATATTACCCGGTAAATGATTCTGAAAACAATTTAAAATATTCAAAATATAAAGAATTGTCAGAGTTACAATCAAAACACATTTTTGGTGGTAGATTAGGACAGTATAAATATTACGATATGCACCAAGTAATTAAAAGTGCTTTGGATACCGTAAAAACATTAATAAATAAATAATATGCATAATTTATCAGTAATATCTAGTTTCGGATTAGATGTATCATTCCAAACAGACAAATTTTGTGAACTTTATGCCGATATAGTTCCTCACACACCTAAAGAATCTATCAGAGTTTTATGGGTTATGGAACCAAATGAAGTTTCAGGATTTAGACAAAACGCAATAACTAATCATAGTAAGTTTGATTTAATTTTAACATGGGATAAAGAAATTTTATCATTGTGTCCAAACGCCAAACTGTTTCCATATGGAACAACTTGGATTAAAGACTTTGAATTTCCTGAACAAAAAGAATATTGTATTACAACATTAGTTGGTGGTAAATCTCAATGTACTGGTCATAGATTAAGACATTCTGTACCCGAAAAAAGTAAATTAATAACATCTATACCAATTCATTTGTATAATAGTGTTAACACGTCATTTACTCAATCACCTGAATTAAAACAAATGAAAAGTAATCTTTGGAAAAACGAATTATTTTATTCCCAATTTCATATTGTTATTGAAAATGTGACATCAGATAATTGGTTTACAGAAAAAATAATTGATTGTTTTCAAACAAAAACAATTCCTATTTATATTGGGTGTGATAATATTGGTGATTATTTTGATTTACGAGGTATGTTCCATGTAAAAACATTAGACGAAATGGTAGATGTGTGTAATACAATTACTCCTGAAACATATCAAAATATGTTAGAATATGTTAATATAAATTATGAAAAATCCATGAATTACCATGATTTTAGAAAAAGAGTTGAAGACGAGGTTAAATCATTTATAAAAAATAATTAAAATTATGAATATTGCATCAACAAGATTAATGGGAGGGTTAGGAAATCTAATGTTTCAAATTGCTGCAACTTATAGTGTATCACTTAGAGATAATAAAGAAATGATTTGTGACACTCGGGACATGATGATACCTCACAAATCATACCAATTTTATATTAATAATATTTTTAGAAAAATAAAATTTTCAGACACAATAACTAATCAACAACATTCAGGGGAAGGCGGATTTCAATATTTTCCAATACCAAAATTAGAAGGAAATATAAAATTAATAGGACACTTTCAAAGTGAAAAATATTTTATAGATTACAAAAATGAGATATTGGACCTTTTTGAAATTGATGAAAACACAAATTCATATTTGTTAGAAAAATATAATGAAATTTTAAATCAAGATACTTGTTCTATTCATGTTAGAAGAGGAGATTATATTTCTTTACCAAATCATCATCCGTCACAAC